ATGCCGTTGTCCGATGTCGCAGTGCGCAACGCCAAGGGGCGCGAAAAACCCTACAAGTTGACCGATGGTGAAGGTCTGTATCTGCTCGTCAAACCGGACGGCGGACGATACTGGCGCCTCGACTATCGGCACTTGGACAAGCGCGGGACGCTCGCCTTCGGGGTCTATCCGACCATATCATTGGCCGACGCGCGAGAGAAGCGCGCCGAGGCTCGCCGGCTGCTGGCGGCCGGCAAAAACCCCGCCCTAGAGAAGAAGCGCGAGCGCGCCGTCGCCCAGGTCGCGGCCGAAAACACCTTCAGGGCGGTGGCCGAGGAATGGATCGATAAAAAGCTGATCGGCGAAGGTCGGAACGAAGCCACCGTCTCCAAGGCGCGCTGGCAACTCACGTTCGTCTATCCCGATATCGGCGGCGATCCGATCGGCGGAATCACCGCACCCCAACTGCTGTCTATCCTGCGGAAGGTGGAAGCCCGCGGCTTGAAAGAAACGGCCACCCGTCTCCGCAGCACGCTGAGCCGCATCTTCCGCTACGCTGTCGCTACCGGCCGGGCCGAACGTGACCCGGCGGCCGACCTGAAAGGGGCGCTCTCGGCGCCGGAAACGACCCACCACGCCGCTCTGTTCGAGCCCCGCGCCGTAGGTGGACTGTTGCGTTCGATCGACAACTACAGAGGCGAGCGCCAGGTCGCGGCGGCCCTAAAGTTGGCGCCCCTGGTCTTCGTGCGACCGGTCGAACTGCGTATGGCTGAGTGGCCGGAGTTCGACCTGGAGGCCGCCCTGTGGCGCATCCCAGGGCCGAAGATGAAGATGAAACTCGACCATCTGGTCCCGCTGGCCACCCAGACCGTCGCCATCCTGGAGGATCTGAAAGCGCTCGGGGTCCGCAGCAGATACCTATTCGCCTCCCTCCGGACGCCCGAGCGCCCGATGAGCGAGAACACCTTGAACGCCGCCTTCCGCCGCATGGGGTATTCCAAGGAGGAGGTAACCGCCCACGGGCTGCGCCGCACGGCGTCGACCCTGCTCAACGAGATGGGCTGGAACGGGGACTGGGTCGAACGCCAGCTCGCCCACGTCGAGGGAAACAGCGTGCGTCGGGTCTACAATGCGGCTGAGTATCTGCCGGATCGCATCCGCATGATGCAGGCCTGGGCTGACAAGCTCGACAGCCTGCGCTCACTGAAATAGTGCTTGATGTTCACCATTTGGTTGATTATTGAAGAGGTCTCATAACGTCTCAGCAGCGAGCCCTTCGTGAGCGGTCCCCAAGAGTTCCTTCGCCTCCCACAAGTGCTGAAATGCACCGGGTGGTCGCGTGCGACGCTCTATCGCCGGATCGCCAAAGGGCGGTTCCCGGAGGGACGCAAAGACGGCCGCTGTACGTTCTGGCCGAGCACTGAAGTGGCAGATTGGCAGGAGCGCAAGCTGCGAGCTGCGGCTTAGGTCGTGCTCTGATTGTCTATCAGGCCAAGCGCCGCCAGGCCGGTCAAGAGTGAGCCCAAGGCCGCGTTGCCGCCTCGCGACCCCGTTACAGTCGGCTTGGCTGCGGTTGGCCCACCGAAGAACGACAGACGTCCGTTGTTGGTGAACTTCAGCACCTCTCGCCATTCGGTGTTGTTGAAGTAGGCCTCGAAGACGAGTTCGTTATCAGGCGCGCTCGGCGTGCCGTTGTATCGGATTCGGAAGATGTCGGTCGCGCCTTCTCGGAACACGATCTGGTGCGTGCATCCTCCGGCGCCCTCGAACACGATCTCGCGCCCCGTCCCGACACCTGGATAGCCCAGGCGCATCCTGGCGTTCGGGGTCAACACCTGGCCACCGATCGACACGAAGTTGCTGGTGTTGGTGTTCAGGCCAACCGTTTGGTCCAGGTCGATATCCGTCCCCTGCTCGCCGAGAACGATGAAGCAGCGGGTCGCATTGGTGCCGAGCTGGAGGTTCTTGTAAGCGCCAGTCTTCGGATTGCCGCCGTCAACGGCAGAGTTGAACTCGGCATAGGTGCCGAACACCTCCAGGTGCGCGCCGGCCTGTTTGAAGATCCCGTGAAGCTGGTTGTACGATGCCTGCCCGCCGGTCAGACGGTTGCTATACACGCCAGTCGGCTGCCCATTGTCGACCAGCACTTCGTTGTAGCCATGGGCGCCATTGCTGTCGAACTGGCAGTCTTCGAACGTGTTGGCGTTGCAGTTGTTCGTCAGACGGCACCCGTCGCGCCCGCTGTTTTTCGACCAGGTGGTGACCAGGCGACAGAAGTACGGGGCTTCGGTGCTCATGTTCAGGCTGCGGAACACGACGCCGTCCCGCGGCGCACCGTTGATGAACAGGTCCGAGGTGTAGAGCTTCCTGGTGATCAGCAGACCATCCTGATCGGGATCGCCGCTCTCGAACACCACCTGGAAACCACGCAGGGTGACCATGGCGCTGAGGCCCGAAGCCGGCCGGCCGCGCGCAAGCAGGCCGTATTTGATGGTGTCGTACGTGCCGACGCCCTGGATACGCAGCTTGGTGCTCCAGCGACCGCCGCCGATCACCTCAATGTTCTGGTCCAGGTCCCAATGGGAGATCCGATACTCACGACCCTGCATGAACAGGACGGGGGCGCCGAACACCTTTGCGGCATTGAACGCGGCCGTGCTGTCCAGGGTCCCAGTCGGATCGGCGCCGAACTGCTCAACGTCGGGCGAGGTCGTCGCCAGCTTGAACTTTCGGGCATTGGCGGTTGTCGCCCACCAGATCCCCTCCCCTGCCGGGTCCAGCGTCTCCCCTGTCGCGTCGATGTAGGCGCCCTTGCCACGCCCCTTCAATCCCCATCCGGTCGTCTCGACGCGATCCGTGCCGGCCGGGATAGACATGCCCGGCAGGTCCGAAAACAGGCCAACCGACATGACATTGCCGCCGGGATCGCCCTTGGCGCCCGTCAGGCCGATCATGCCGCGGAAGTCAGTCGCGGCGGCAGCGGTTTCTACGAAGCCGGCCGGCCCGAGATACTGGCCCGAAGGCGGTTTCGTCGAGGCGTTGTCCGAGACCAGCGTCCAGTCTGCGACACGAAGCACCCTGCGATTTCCATCCGCGACGACCGCCAGCACGGGCGACCACCCGGTAAACTCGGCGGCCAGTTTGGCGAAGGAGGGGACGAGGCCCCCGTCCGTCATGACGACCGTGTCGACGTCACCATTCACGATCGCGTCGAGGCGGTTCATGTTGGTGACGGATTTATCGATCCGCGTCTGAAACTCGGCGGACGTGGTCATGCGGAATCGTCTCCGGGAGCACAAGGCATCCGGAGAGCGGTATCATCTCACACCCTCAAAATCAACCTGATGGTGACTCTGTGGCGCTACAGCCGGCCCTCGAACGATTCGACTTTACGGAGCCTGCAATCAACTTCGGCAACATCTACATCGATCGATCCGCCGTTCCGTGTGCCGGCGGCGATCACCTCGGCGGGGATCTCGAAGATCTCCACTGCAAAGCCGCATTTGATAACGCCCAGGACGACGACAGCCTCATAGGTGCTCGGCACGCTGAACCGCATCCTCACGCCGTCGCGCTCGCCCAAGCTGATGTGGAGGTCGTATTTCGCGCCCTTGATGATCGCGTGCAGATCGACGTGGTTATCCAAAGCCACCTGGTCAGCCGGCTCGGGAAACGCGGGATAGCCGCCGTCCATCTGGATCAGGCCGGCGACGACGTTTACGGCGCCGTCCGCCATGGCGTTGCGCAGCTTGCGCTCACGCGGCTGCAGCGTAGGATCAAGGCCCAGCGACAACCAGCCGACATCGACCTCAAGAAGCTGCGCCAGGCTCACCAGCTTGTCGTGGCGCGGCTTCGCTTCCCCGCTGAACCACTTCCGTACCGTCTCGACGCTGATCTCGGTTGCGAATCGGCGCTCCATCTCCCGCTTGACCCACGTCAGGCGCCCGCTGTGAAGCGGTGGAATGGTGGCGTGACCCTCGCAGGCCTGACCCAATCGCTTGGCGAACTCGGGCTCACGAATGACTTTGCCAGGGGCGTCCGCCTCGACCGGTTTGATGACGAGATGGGCCTTCTGCTGGCGATTTATAGTGGCGACAGACACTGGAATGCTCCCCTTGGGATAGTGACACTGGGTCAACTAACTGTTGAACGATAGCCCAGCGTAAACCATACTGTCAAGCCAGTGTTGACAAAGTTTCAACCGATGACGTTGAGCGGATTCAGCGCTTCGACCTGGCGTCTGGCGTCCTCAGCGTCCCTGACAAGGAGGTAGACTCCGCCGGCCGCCTCCCAAGCTCGCTGACAGGCCTTTTGCTGTTCGCTCTGACGACCTGTCGCATCCTTGACCTCGATCATCAGAGGTCTGCCGGCCGACGCGCCCAGAATGTCACCCGAGCCAGGAAGGCCGAAGGTGATCGGCTGGGCCTGCAGCATCAGGACGGTGTTCGGCGCCGCAGTATAAACTTGGCCGTCGACAGTGATTTTCGCCCCCGGTCGCATTCTGATTCGCTGCCCGGCCCAAGCCTGCCCTGTATTGTTCCTCCAAGCCATGGTTTCGGGCGCCGCTGTCACCGACACTAGGGTGTCGTTCAGGATCGCCTTCTCGGATCGACCGGACTTAGCCACCGCGGAACCTCTTGCTATAGTTGTTCTTCAAGCTGATCTTCATGTTCGCCCACTTCCGAGGCTCGTCGTAATCGCGCGCCACGGCCAGGGCGTGGAAGTCGGCGTAGCTTTTGCAGGCCTTCTCCTCAGCCTCGCGCTTGCGCTGCGCGGCCTTCTTCTCCTCAGCCGCCTTGGCCTTCAGCGCTTCGCGCTCCAGGCGCACCAGTTCGCCGGCCTTCTCCTTGATCAGCCGAGGTGAGGTGGCCTGGGTGGCGCCGCAGCCGGGGCAGGCCTTCAGGCGCGACGGGTAGGCCCGATAGCACGCCATGCACTGGCGCACCGGGTCCGCGTCGTCGTTGACCCCGGTCTTCGGGCGCCCCTCGCGGCCGAGCAGCGACCACTCGACGTCGTCATCCGGGAAGCCGTGGGTGAAGACGTTCGAGGCGTGGTCGGCGATGATGGCCTGCGGCTTCGGCCCGCGCTCGATCGCCAGTCGGCGCGCGCCGTCCGTTGAGAGGTCGGCGCCGCTGAGATAGACCGGCCGCATCACCCGGCCCGTCATCTGCTTGAACCACCCCAGCGACTGGGTGCGCCGGCCGATGCCGCAGTAGCGCACCTCCGGCACGTCGTAACCCTCGCCGACGAGCTGGACGCTGCTCATCAGGTCGATGTCGCGGTTGCGGAGCATGGCGTCTACGCGCTCACGCTCCTTGTCGCTCATGTCGCCGTCCATGTGGGCGGCGCGGACGCCCTCGGCCGCGAAGGCGTCGATCAGATGCTTGCTGTGCTCGATCGAGTGGGCGAACACGAGTCCCGGCTCCCCCTTGGCCAGGCGCAGATAGTGCTCGACCATGTCCCCGATCAGGTCGGGCTGGTCCATGACCGCTTCGGCCTGCTGCTCGGTGCGGACACCGCTCATGTCGGGCAGGCTCGGGGCGTAATAGTCGAACGGGCTGAGGAAGCCTCGGGCGATCAGTTCGGCCGGCGACGGGCCGACGATCATCACGTCGAACTGGCTGTCGAGCCCCTTCCCGTCCAGGCGCTCGGGCGTCGCCGTGAGGCCTAAGACGAAGGTGTCCGGGTTGGCGGCGAAGACGCGCTCCCAGGTGGCTGCGGCGGCGTGGTGCGCCTCATCCACGATCATCAGGTTCGGCGGGAGGACGACGTCCAGCCGATTCACCAGGGTCTGGACGCCGGTCAGCATGGTCGACGCCGACAGATCCATGTCGCGGCCGGAGGCGATGAAGCCGTGCGGCAGACCCATCTTGAGGAAGGATTTGCTGGTCTGGTCGATCAGTTCCTTCCGATGGACCAGGAACCAGCCGAGCATGTCGAGGTTCTGCGCGCACTTCAGCGCCTGGCCCGCCAGCACTGTCTTGCCGCCGCCGGTCGGCAGCACGATCAGGACGCGTCGATAGCCCTGCATGAACGCCGCCGCGGCGCGCCGCAGCAGGTCGAGCTGATAGTCGCGCAGAACGACGGCGTTCAGCATCTCGGGCCGGATTGGCACGATGCTGTGCATGATGCCGGGCTGCAGCGTCGCGATGGAGAGCAGCAGGGCCTGGTGCGGGGTCAGCATCAGGCAGCCAGGGCGAACCACGCGATGGCGTTGTAGCGGTACACCCGGATCGGCCGGACCGGCGGCGGCCGGTTCTCGGCGCCGATGTCCATCAGCACCTCCTTGGCCGCCTCGATGTAGCGCTCGCGGTCCAGATTCGCCGGGATGACGTTGTCCTCCGGCAGTTCCATCAGCGGCCGACAGCCGTCCGTCTTCGACACCTTCTTAAAGTTGCCGGTGCGCGGGTCCGCCGTCTTGTACAGGATCTCCTCGCCGTCCTGGGACCAGTAGTAGCGCACCACCTTGCCCAGATAGTCGCCGCGCCAGGTGCCGCCGCCCTTCACGTTGACCACGGTGACGAAGTCACGAATGTCCGTCGCGGCGTTGATCGTGTCCTCGATCGGCGTGCCCTTGGTCAGCAGGGCGGCCACCGCGACGCGCAGGATCTCCATCTGCGGGTTCTTCATGAGCTGGGTCCGCATGTCGCCGTCGTGACGACCCGTCCAGCCGGGACCCTTCTGCTTGGCCTTCCCGTCTTCCTTGACGGCGATGTAGCTGTTGACCGACTGGTTGTAGATCGAACGGTAGGGCACGCCCTCCATGGTAAAGCCGGTCGCGGCCTCCCAGCGCTCGATCAAGTCCTTGACCGGCCCGGCGGTGACGCGGGTCTTCTCGATCGGACCCATCATGTGGCGCGGGACCTTGAACACCACGCCGTCCGTGTTGCCCGAGACGACCGAGATGCCCATCGCCTCGGCCCACTCGATCAGCATCAGCAGGGCAAGCTGGCCGGTCAGGGTGACGGCGACCATCAGGTGCGGAGCGTAGAGGATCGACCACGGACTGCCCAACTTGCCGTAGACGCCGTTGGCCGAGATCTTCAGGCCTTCGGCCTTCGTCTTTGCGCGCTCCTTTTCCTCGTCGAGGGCCTTGTAGCGCTTCTTGATCTGATCCTTGGCTTCGTCGGAATCTGCTTTCTCGGATCGGAGTACCTTCAGGTCGTCGTCGCAGCGCTGCATCTGACGCTTGGCGGCGACGCGCTCATCCACGATGCCCTGGTACACGTCCAGGAAGACGCGGCCGATCGCGGTCGGGTACAGGCCCGAGCCGAGAATGATGTTCGGGTAGTAGGACGCCACGTCGAAGTCGACGAGCTGGTAGTCGTCATCCGAATGGACCGCGCGGTTAGCCTCGGTCGAATGCAGGCCGCCGATCCCCATGGCGTAGGTCGACTCGCCAATGCTGATCTGCTTGTTCTCCAGCCACACCGGCAGGTCGACCTTGCCGTTGTTCTGGACGTAGAAGGTTGAGGTCTTCAGCCGCTCCAGCACCTCCGCCAGTTCGGGCCGCTCGAAGCGCAGATACTCCGGCGCCTTGAAGGGAAAGCTCCACCCCGCCGGCAGGCTGGCCTTCTCGACCTTCTGACCCGTGATCTGCTCGACCCGCTTGCGGATGATGCCCTCGCCGATCTGCGAGTCCGACTTGGAGCGGAAGTTGGTCCGGTAGTCGTCACTGAGCGCCGCGCGCAGGGCCATCGGCTCGGCCAGGGCGTCATAGAGGTTGTGGGTCGCGTCCAAGTCGTTGGCCATATAGGCGAGGACGAGATCCATCTGCTCCTCGGTCAGCGCCGTGTCCGGGCTGTAGGGCAGATCCTGCATCTTCTTGCCGTGCAGGCGCCCCTGCAGCGTCTTCAGGCTTGCCCAGGCGTTCGGCTGGGGCTCGATCAGATCGATGTGCGTCCACTCGCGTGGGATGCGGATGCCCAGCGCGTTTTCGACCTCCCAGTATTTGAGGCCGCCCATGATGATCTGGTCGTTGGCCTGCTTCAGGCGCGCGTTGCTGGCGCCATCGGCTGCAAGCCGGATCATCGGCATGTCGTAGTTCATGCCGTTGTAGGTGACGATCTCGTGCGTCGACATGATCGACGCCAGGCGATCGACGTCGAGCGACTTGCGGTGCGAGTGCTCCAGGATCACTAGCTTCCCGTCGCTGATGCGCTTGAAGCCGATGGACCAGAAGTTGGGGTAACACTCCGTGTCGCAGATGACGGTTGGCTTGCCGGTCATCCGATCACCGCGTCCATGGGATCGGGAACGCCCAGGCCCAGCATCAGATCGAAGTCGTCGAGGGGCGGGCCGCCATTGTGGCCCGGCAGCCGGGTGGAGAGGTGCCAGGCGACCCGGCTGCCGATCCAACGCATAACCTTGGTCGCCATGCTGTTCCCGCACTGTTTGTAGCGGGGGCCATCAGCGGCCAATTGCCAAATCTCGGCGTTGATCTCGGCGTAGCTGTTGCCCGGCCGCATCTTGTTGCTGGCGACCTTCTTGACCGGAACGGCCGTCCAGTTATCCGGGAACCCCTGCAGGCGTTCGCATTCGACGGGCATAAGGCGGCGGACGGCCATGGTGACACCGTCGAGGATGTTGCGCTCCTGCCCGCGTCCGCCACCGGATGGGGCCGTCAGCGCGTAGGAGAGGTCTCCATTGATTTCGAGACTGCGTCCTTCGGATCGCCCACGCTCCTGGAAGGCGATTGTCGGTGTCAGGACATGCGGCTTGTCACCGCCGCCTGACGACGCGCGCAGGCATCCGGCGAGATCGTCACCGAGTTCGGCCGTACCGCCGCCCTCCCGGCCGCGCAGGGCGACGGAGTAGACAACCGAGGGCGGGTGGGCTCCGGCCGCGAGCGGATGCGAAGGATCGCCATAGTTCGGGCTGCTGAAGTTGCCGGGGCTGGTGATCTGGGTGGTGTCGAACGGCAACACGTCGAGAGGCTGGACGATGTAGTCGCCGCCCTGGTTCCCGCCCACTGGGCCTGCGCCCATGAGCGGCTGCGTGACCTCCACCTTGCGGGCCTTGTAGTCCTTGCCGCTGTTCATCGGCATGATGGAATAGAGCTCAGATTCGATGACCGGTTGAAGTACCGCCGGGAAGCGGTTCTTCTCGGGCATCGTCTGACCCTTGTGCAGTACGGCATCGAGCGTCTGCGATACGGCGCGCCCGTCCCCACCTGGTGGGACGGGCGCGCGATCAAGCACCCCGTAACCCCGATTCCCGCGCGCCATGCCGGTGTCGATGGTACCCACCGCATCACCACTCAGAGCGATATTCTGAAGATCTACCCCATCACCGAGTCCATCGGGTCCTGGAACAGCTCCTCCAAGCCTGCGATGTCCGAGTCCGTCAGCGTGACCTCGTATAGCGGGCACGTCGTGCGCGCCGCAGGGTCCGTCTGAGCCAGGTAAGCCACCGCCTGTAGTGCGCGCATCAACGGTTCCGGCAACGCCTTCCCCCGCGTCTCGGCTCGGCGGAGAATCCCGGCGCACGCCGTCGAACTCAAGAAGTATTGCTGCGGGATCGAACCCCTCACGAGCACTTGCGACAACGAACACACGACGGCGTCGTTGGGCCAATCCGAAATATTGGGCGTCGAGGATCCGCCACGCGACTGGCCTTTGGGGTCCAAACACACAACCAGCGTTCGTCCATTTCTTCCCTGCCGGCTCGACTGCATCGTCTTCGCCGGCAATGCCAGCAAGGAAGCAGCCGAAGGGGTTGTCTGGATGGGTGAGGACACCGGGGACGTTCTCCCAAATGATGATGACCGGCGGCAGGCCGTCCGCAGCGCGGATCTCGTCGATGGCGTTGGCGAGGTCGATGAAGGCAATGGTCAGTTGGCCACGCGGGTCGCCCAGACCGCGGCGCATCCCGGCCACGGAGAACGACTGGCACGGTGTGCCGCCGACCAGGATGTCGGGCGCCGGTATCTCACGGGCACGCACCTTCGCGGCCAGCTTCAGCATGTCGCCATGGTTCGGCACGTTCGGGAAGCGGTAGGCGAGGACTTTGCTGGCGGCCTTGTCGATCTCTGACAGCCACACGGCCCGCCATCCCAGCGGCTCCCAGGCGACGGAGGCCGCTTCAATCCCGCTGCAGACCGATCCGAAGGTCAGCATTCCATTGAACTTTCAACAAAATGGTGATGCCCCGGCCGCACGAAGACGGCCGGGGACCACGGGTCAGCCGAGGGGATCGTCGATGACGGCGCCGGTCGAAGGCGAAGCCTCGGACTCGCTGTCGGTGTCGTAATCGTCCTCGTCTTCCTCGTCGAAGGCCGACTGCGCGTCGATGCGCTTGCCGCCGCCGAGGCGGGTGCCGTGCTCGACGAACTTGATCGCCTCCAGACTGGCGTTGATCCGGTGGGGCAGGTTCTTGCCGTTCGAACCCTTGCCGGTGCCGTTGTAGGGATAGATCTGGATGATCACATCGCAGACCGCGCCGCTGTAGATCAGGTCGTCCGACTCCTTCAGGATCGGGAAGGCCGGCTTGCCATCGACGACGGCCGTCTTGCGCGGACCCAGGATCTGCACAGGGTGCTTCTCCCGCAGTTCCTTCGCCGCGTCCTCGGCGTTCTTGGCCTTCAGGTAACGCTTGGCCGACACATACATCATGCCGGCGTAGCCGTCCCAGCGGGCCTTGCGTTCGCCGCTGCCCGGAACGTCCGGATCGGCCGTGTTCGGGTCGATGGGTTCGCCATCCTGCAGCGCCAGACGGTCCGCGCCGATGACAGGCGCGTCGTCGCCCCACTCAGCAGTACGGGCCATCTTCATGGCTTCACGGACGGCCCCGATCTGAGCCTTGCCGCGCTCGGTGTCCTTCGCCAGCAGCACGCTGGTGGAGACACTGAAGCGACCGGTCTTGTTGCCGTTCTCGTCCTCGCTCTCGGCCGCTTCCCACACGTCCGCGAAGGACAGCGGGACACGCCGCAGCTTGATTTCGATGTTCTTGCCGTTCTGGGTCATCTCGAACGGCGGGAGGGGTTGTTTGGTGCTCACTTCTCGTCTTCTCCGACTTCTACGTCTTCTTCATCGAAAAGCACGACGGCGATCGCCGACCGTGCATCTTCAAGGGGGACCATCGACTTGCCGCTCTCGCCCGGATTGATGACCGAAGCGATTTTGGCGAAGTCCTCCTTGGAGATCTGCTTACGCGCCTGCGCGGGCGTTATCAACTTCTTGGTGAAACTCTTCTCGCCGATAAGCGGCACCAGGGCGGCCTCAGCCTCCTTCTCGTTCTTCCATTTGGCGCGGGTTCCCTTTTGGGTATCCACCACCGCCTTGCGGCCTGGCGTCGGGCGGCCGGCGAGGAAATCTTCAAGCTCCTGGGCCTCAAGTTGCTCCAGCCAGGTGCTGATCATCTTCTTGTGCGACAGGACGAACGCGCGCTGTTCCGGCGTCAGCGCTGCCTGTGGGACCAGCGCCGTGACCTCGGGCTCCTCGTCGAACTTGGCGCCGATCAGCAGACGATTGAAGGTGTCATAGGTCGAACAGCCGCCGTTCTTCAGCAGTTTGCGACGGCAGAAGGCGCAACCCTTCTCCGAGGCCGTGCGCTCGGGATAGGGGACCTGGGTTTCCGTCGCGCGCTCGCGCAGCCAGTCGCCGGCACGCAGCAACGTATCGAGACTCGTCTGCCAGACCCCGCCGCCGCCGGCTGAGCGCGGCTGATCGATCTCCAGGTGGAAACGAACCGGCGCCTCGCCGACGATGTGACGCGCGATGTCGTTCCAGAAGCCAAGCGCGTAAAGGACGAGCTGCTTGTTGTCGACCGGATACACGGGCCAGCGGCCCCACTTCAGGTCGATGATGAAAATCCACCAGACGCCGTCGATCAGAACGAGCACCGCGCGGTCCAGCGTTCCGAACTGGCCGGGAATCGTCCAGTGGGCGATGTCGACCCGGCGCTCTCCGTAGAACTGGCCGCCCAACGCTCGCACACGATCGATGCCGCGCTGCAGAAGGGCTGCGTCCTCGGCGGTCCAGGTGAACTCCCACTCCAGGATCTTGGTCGTCGTGCCGATGAAATCCGCGGCGTCGAATCCCAGCGTCAAGCACAGATCCGAAATGGCGTGGGCAGCCGTCCCCTCCGCGGCCGGGAAGGTCGGTTCATCCGGCAGGCCGGCGTTCGCGTTGACATAGTCGGAGCAGGTGGCCCAACCTTCTGCGGCCGAAGGGCCGAGCGGCGCGTGCGCCAGGTCGTCATCTAGCCGTTCAACGTCCGTCATGCGATTCCCAGGCTTCGTTTCGCGGCGTTGATGCGTTGCTCACGCAGCAGCGGCATCCGAAGGTCCACGATCTTCTCGCCTGCTAAGGCGATGCGCCGATCCCGTTCGGCCGGTGACAGTTCCTCCATCGCGGTGGCGAGGGCGGGCACGTCGGATGTCCAGACGGGATCGGCGGCGGGTTCCATGGGTTAGGCGGCCACTTTCTTAGCGCGCGGCTTGCGGACGACCTCGGAAATGGCCGCCATAGCGACAGCCGCCCGAGCGACGCTGTGCAAGTGACCCACCCAACCAAGTCCGCGAGGCTCCGTGACGCCGCGGTCTTTGTTCGCCCGCACCACGGTCATATCCGGCCTGTTGGGTACGCGATTGTTGACCTCGGCTCTGCGGTCGACCGACGCTGTGTGTTTGCGGGTCTTCAGGTCGAAACGACGCTCCTGCTGACGAGTGAAATCGTCGACATGATCTTTGTGGCGGATCGCTAGTTGCGCGGTGCGATCCGCCTCACGGGCGCGACGGCGTTTGGTTCCGTCGCCGATTTGACGAGGCGTCAGATGACCACCGCCGGTCATCGCGAGGGCCGCTGCTGCGGCGATGAGGTTGTCACGTTGCATAGTTTTGGTCCCTAGTAATCGAGAAAGGCTCTCGGGGGAGATGTGGCGACCGCTCAGCGTGGGGCGGGGGTGACCTGACGCTGAGGGCTATGACCGGCTGACCGCGCCACACCTCGCCGGAAAGCCCCGGCCCCGAAGGGCCAGGGTCCGCTCCACCACCCGACACAAGCTCGCCTGGGACTTCGTTCCCCGGCCCCAGAAACGCGGAAAATCAGGGCCGTTCTTGAGTGGGGTGTTGCCGCGTTGACAGCGGAGCGGATTCCGATCAGCCCAGAGGATCGACCACCGCGGCCGGAGCCGCTGCAGCGCCCTGGGCGGGGTCGCCGTCGAAGTCGTAGTCGGCGCTGAAGTCGACAGTCAGCCCGGCAGCGCGGCGGTTGATGAAGAAGACCGCCTGCTGGCGCTGCTCCGCCGACAGGGTGGCGTCCGGGCCGGTGATCTTCGCGCCGGCCGGGAATCCCATCCAGTTCAGGATGTCGCCCAGGAAGGCGGCGCATTCGGTGCGCTTGGCCATGTCCTTCTTGCTCGGGTCGGCTTCACCCGCCGGATCAACCTTCGCCATCCAGGCGACGGCCGCATTACGCACGTCGGCGTCGCTGACCTCGGTCGCTGCTGACGACGCGGCTTCGGGGGTCGGAGCCGACGCAGGCGCTTCAGCGGCCGGAGCCGTAGAGGGGGCGTCGGAGGCCGGTGCAGGCGCGTCGGCCTTTTTGGTCGTGCGCGGGGCCTTCGGCGTCTCGATCTTTTCGAGGGCGGCGGCCTGGCCGGCGATCACGCGTTCCAGAAAGTCGTTGTTGCGTCGGGTTTCGGCGGTGTTGGCGGCAATCACTTCAGCGTGCGCTGCGAGGGCGGCTTCAAGACTCATGGGGGTGGTCCCTGGTTCAATGGATGTCGACGGCCGGGGCGGCGTGTCCCGACTATCTACGCACACCTCAAATCCCGTTTCAACCCCTTAGTGATTTATCCTCACCACCCTGTTGATTTCGCCCCGGACACGAGATACGGTCTCCCCCACACTGTCCCGGAGCGTCGCACCCGCATGTCTACTGCCGCCACGGCCCCCGCCGAGAACTTCACCACCGGCCCGCTCTACAAGACGCTGGTGCAAGTGCTGCCGATCTTCGTGCTGAACCCCTTCAGCGACACCCCGGTTCTGAGCGTGCCAAAGCTGCGCAAGGCCACCGGAATGAGCCACGAAGGTGTCTATCGATGGCTGCGTAAGAGCCGCCTGAGCGGCGAAAAGGCGGGCCTTCTGCTGAAGCTGGCCAACAGCGAGGAGAACGTAAAGGTTCTCGACGCGCTCGGCCGCACCCCTCCCTCCATTCGAGATTTCGACCCGTTCGTCTACGGCAACGGCATCGGCGCCTGACATCGACGCCCCCACAGGGGCCGTTCCTAGGGCGTTTGAATGACCACTGACCAACACGACGGGAGCGTCTTGTCCGCGATCGCGCCGCTGCGCGAAGCCGGGTTTGCGCTCCACTGGCTGCATCCACGGGAGAAGCGGCCGATCGGCAAGGGCTGGCAAGACAAGCCCGTCGCCTCGCTAGACGAACTGCAGCGCAGCCACCGACCCGGCAACAACCTCGGCCTCCGGCTAGGCGAACCATCGCTGACGCCCGCCGGCTACGTCCACGTTCTGGACGCCGACATCCGCATTGCCGAACTGGCCGATGAAGCCTGGGACGCGCTCCGCGCCCTGCTCCCCACCATCGGGCTCGATACGCTGCCCCGCGTGGCCTCTGGCTCCGGCGGCGAGTCGCGGCACCTCTATTTCATCTCGGACAAGGCGTTCTCCAGCAAGCTGCTGCTGACGTCAGAGGGTAAACACCGCCGTGAAGTCGTGGACCACGACACGGGCGAGGTCCGGGAGAAATGGTCCTACGACTGGGAAATCGAACTGTTCGGCACGGGAAAGCAGGTGGCCATGCCGCCCAGCATCCACCCCGACACCGGGCGACCCTACGTTTGGGAGCGCACCTTCGATCTGCAGATGCTGGATCTGGGCATCGCGCCAACCATCGCCTCAGCCGTTATCGAAGCGCTAGGCGCTGCGGAGACCTCGACCTACGCCTTCGAGGCGCGTGAGCCGCTGGACTTCAAGCCTGGGCAGTTGGAACGCGAGCTGGATCTGATCCAGATCAGCGATCTCCACTATGACGACTGGGTTCGGCTTGGCCAGGCGCTGCACCACCAGTTCGGCGGATCGGCGGAGGGGCTGGATCTCTGGATTCAGCACACCAAGCGCTCGAAGAAGTTCACGGGCGACAGCCAACTTCGCGAGATGCGGCGCATCAAATGGCGCTCCTTCGGCAAGTATCGGGGTCAGCCGGTCACGATGGCGACCATTCGCCAGTGGGCGCAGCAGGCCCGCATCGCCGACATGCGAAACCGCTTCGAGGAGGAAGACGAGGACGACACGCTGGACCTGGAGGAATCGCAGACCCAGGCCGATGTCGACGACCCGCTGGCGGACGTGCTGGGGGGCAAGCCCTCCCCTGCTCCCGCGGCGATCGATGACCTCGACGAGTTCACGGGCGGCGGCGACGGCGCCAAGATTTCCGCGCACCCCGCGGCCGGCGACTGGTTGTCGCTGCTGGACCTGTCCGAAGAAAAATCAGTCCCCAAGCCGACGCTGCACAACGTCGAGCTGATCATCTGCAACGATCCGCGGATCGTCGGGCTCCCGCAACTCAACGAGTTCACCCAGGAGACGGTCCAGCGCACTTTGCCGGGGCGCCAGAAGAACCGGCGCCGCAACGCCGTGAAGATGGCGCGCCAGCTCGAAGGTCGCGTCTGGGACGTGAAGGACACCCTGAACGGCGAACTGTGGTCGGATGACCGCGACTTCGCGATCCGCTCGATCCTGGAGGCGCCGCAAAGTCAGGGTGGCTATGGCCTGAAGGTCTCAGACCGGGACCTCAAAGCTGCCGTGGTCCTCGCGGCCAATCGCAATGCGTTCCACCCGGTGCGCGAATATCTGACCGGTCTGAAGTGGGACGGCGTGCCTCGCGTGGAGGCGCTGTACGTCAACTATCTGCGCGCGCCGGACGACATCTATCACCGCACCGTCGCGCGCCTGATGATGGTTGCCGCCGTGACGCGGATCTTCGAGCCCGGTCACAAGTTCGACTTCGCGACGATCCTGGAAGGCCTGCAGGGCAAGCGGAAGTCCACCTTCATCTCGGTGCTCGGGCGTCGCTGGTTCGCTGAACTCGACGGCGAGTTCAGCGACACCAAGCAGATGATCGAACTGATGCAGGGCGCCTGGATCATGGAGATCCCCGAGCTGACCGGCTTCAGCCGCGCTGACGTGCGCGCCATCAAGGCGTTCATCAGCCGCCAGAAGGATCGCGCCCGCCTGGCCTACGCCCGCCGGGCCGGCGAGTTTCCGCGGCAGTGCATCTTCATCGGGTCGACCAACGATCGGGAATACCTGAAGGACGACACGGGCGGACGCCGCTTCTGGCCGGTCCAGTGTCGCCTCGGCGAAGACGAGGAAATCGACACGGACGCCCTGGAGCAGTCCGTCGATCAGTTGTGGGCCGAGGCGACCGCCCTCTATCGTCAGATGCGCGCCGAGAAGGCCCACGGCACCCTGCCGCTCTATCTGACCGATCCGGACGCCCGTCTCTATGCCGCACGGCTGCAGGAGTCGCGGCGCGTCGAAAATGCCGACGACGTCCTCGCCGGCCGCATCGCAGAATGGCTCGAACGCCCGGTCAGCAATGGCGGCCTCGACGACGAGGGTGAGGGCGAAGTTCGCAACGAGACCTGCACGGCCCAGATCTGGGTGGAATGCCTCAACGGCGATCCGCGGGCCTTCAAGACCCAGGAGCAGGCGATGGTCAATCGCGCCATGCTCCGCGTGCCGGGCTGGGGCGGCGACGGCTCCCAGCATCGCTTCAAGGGCTACGGCAAGCAGCGCGTGTTCTACCGCGGCGGCGAGGTCGGCAAGCTGGCCCGCATGGGTCTCAACGACCTCGAATAGGCAACATTCCAGGGCGATTAAGAATCGCTTAATCGCCCTGGAATCACCCCAAAACAAACCTCCGAAAAACTTCCCCGTTTTGGCGCCTTTTCGGGCGTTTTCGCGGAATCCCGCGCTCGTTCCACTTCTCGTTCCACTTCTCGTTCCGGGGTCGGACCCAGGTTTCATGCGGGTTTGCGGGCCAAGTGGAACAGCGGAACGGTGGAACGAGCATTTCCCTATAGACTCTCGCGCGTCACGCCCTCCTGAGCCTACCACGGGCTGCCGAAAGGCTTAGGAATCCCCCTTCTATCTTTGACAACTCCTAGAAAAAGCTCGTTCCACTGTTCCACTGTTCCAGGCACCCTAAAAGTTGTGAATATACAGTTGCCTAAGTGAATGTGACCCCGGAACGAGCTTTCGGACCGCTCGTTCCACTGTTCCACCCTACCAGGGTCGAGATGGGGGTCGTTGCCTAAGTTAATATGCACCCTGGGCTATTTTGAACCGGGTGAAACACCGGGGCTCAGCGCCCCCCGCCCTCCCAGGCCCCACCGAAGAGGGACCCGCAATCACTTAGGCAACTGTATTCAATGGGGTTTAGGTGACGCCCTGGCGCGCTGATTAACTTAGGCAACAGCTCGCCAATCTCTTAGGCACGCGTGCCTAAGTGTTTCACGGGCGCCACGCCTAAGTGTTTCACGGCCTATCTGTTGCGCGGCAGTCACTATTAGGTTGATTGCCTAAGTCATTCATGAAACAACGGTCACGCAACCACGGAGTCACCACATGCTCGCAGCTCTCGCCCTCGCCGCCGCCCTGCTAGGCGGCCCCCTTGCTGACCTGGAAGCCGTTCAGGCTGGCGTTAACAGCTCGATGTCCTATCGCCCTGACCCGGCCGGACGGGACGTCTGGACCACGGGCGGCAAGTTCGGCGACTGCGAGGATTTCGCCCTGACTAAGCGCGCCGCCTTGCTCGCCTTGGGCCATGATCCGCGCGACCTTCGAGTCGTTCTGGGTTTCGATTGGCGCGGCATTCGTCACGCCGTGCTGTTCGCCCGTGATGAGCGCGGGACCTGGTGGGTCCTGGATAATCAGAACGCCACGCTTCGCACCCCGGCTAGCATGAAGCGCGAGGGCGCCAGCTTCGACGCTGAAGGCCCCTACTCCGCCCCTCGCTAAGCCGGGCCGCGGCCCGGCCGCCCTGTTGACTAGGTTTCACTATGTTGTTGACACGTCACCTTAGCGCGCCTAAGTTTTTCGGACTGAAACGGAGCACCACCCATGACCGAACCGGCTAAACCCGTCTGCCCACATTGCGGAAACGACGGCTCAAAGAGCGGCCTTTACGTCACCGTTGATGCGCGCTGGACGCCCGACGCGGACGGCTGGACGCTACAAGCCCGCGACGACGACGGCGGGCGCGAACTGGATTGCATGGAATGCGATCAGCGCTCGCCCGATCCGGCCTTCCCCTATGATTCCATCGTCGCGCGATCCGCTACCGTCGCCTGGATCGTCACCGCCGAGTCGTTCGAGACGCCCGGCCGCGTTGTCCGGGTAGCGCTTAGCGAGTCTGGCGCCGACGCGACCGCCGCTGACTTGTGCAACGCCGTCCTAGATGAATGGCCGAACGGGTCGCCGCCCGCCCCGGCCACGGCGACAACCTGGAAGGACGTTGCCACGCGGATTATGCGCGAGGGCGGCGGCGCCTATGTTGACGTCTTGGCCATCCGCGCGGACGCCTGACCCGTGGCGCGCCAGCTCGACCCCGCCCGCCTGGACGCCCGCAACGCTGGCGCGCGGTTCTTCATCTCCGCCACGCCGTGCAAGTTCGGCCATCCGGCGGGCGAGCGGTACACGTCAACCGGCGCTTGTCGTCAATGCGTCAGCGGTCAGGCCCGCGACCGCCGCCGCGTCGCTGAAGCCGTGACGCCGCCCGATCCTATGGCGGCCGTTCTAGGCTGACCGCTCAACCCTTCCACCTGGAGTCCACCATGACTAAGGTTTTCGCCGTTCCCGTCACCATTCACGCGACCGCATACATTCGCGCCGAAAGCGCGGACGCGGCGCTAGACATGACCACGGCCGAACTGTTTCAGGTCGCCCTAGTCCTGCCCGATAGCGTCGCGACGGTTGAGGGGCCGCCCGTCTCCGGCCTCGCTTTCGATGATCCGCGACTGCCGAAAGTCAGCTTGTCGCCAGCCATGACGCTTGCGGGCGTTCCGGACGGTGCGGAGCCGGAACGCGTCGATTAACCCTGCCGCCAGCTCGCGCGCCGTCTTGTTGACTAGGTTTCACTATATTGTTGACACGTCACCTTAGCGCGCCTAAGTTTTTCGGACTGAAACGGAGTCATCCAGATGCAACAGCCCTTCACCTTCGCCGGGTTCACCTGGCCAAAAGCAGCGGCCATGCTTCCTAGCGGATCGCCCGCGTCCCGCCTCGCCAAACGTCGCGCCTCCGGGCCGTCGTTGTGCGGCCCCTATACCCATGCGCCCGCCCCGAACGCGGGCCGCGCGGGCTTCTATCTGGACTCGGACTTCGCGCCCGGCCTTCGCTGGCAATGGGCGGATGAGACCGGCGCCCGTATCGACCACATGGGATGGTGGGCAGACCCGCACGGCGACGGCGACAAGATACGCGGCGTCGTGATGCGGCTTCCCAAGGGACGCGGTTTCTTGGCGGGGTGGAGCATGGGCGAATCCATGGCGTCCGAAATAGAAACCACGCGCATCTATAGCGATGAGACGGGCGCCGCCTATGCCGCCGACTCGTGCGCTGAGGGTATCGCGGAGACGGAGCGGGAGTATCAGACCGCATCTGAAGCGGGACGGCGATGGTCTGAGCTTGGCGATGAGGCTGCAAAGGCCCGCCGCGACGCCTTGGCGATCCTCCGCGACCGCAAAAGCGCCAGGGGGTCCGCCACGCTTTGCGGTGTCATCCGCGACAAGGTCGAGGCGCTGCTAGATGAGGTCCGGTCCGCCCGTGCAAAGCGGGCTGAGCTGGCCAGCGGCGACGCGGACGGCCTGATTTTCTGGCCTGGCGAGGCCCGACTCGCCGCCGCGTTCAACGGCGCCGCCGGATCAAAGGTCATCGCCTAATGCGCGCGCTCCGCTTGACTCTGGAAATAGCCGCCGCCGCCGTGGCCGCCGCTGGCCTTTGCGCCTTCATGATTTGCTTAGGCGCCGTCCTACACGGCTGACTTCATCATCACCTTTCTAGTGAGGATTCAACAATATGCAGCGCTTGAAAGCTTACATTCGCCGGACGGTTCTCGCCTCCGCAACCGAATATGCCTATCCGCGCAAGCGCCGGACGGCCGAGTCCACGGCCTCCGCTTTTCGCGACGCCGCGAACGGGACTGACACCGGATGGTGGAATGACCTGATTTACACGAAAGACGTGCTGGACCTGTTTAACCGCTATCGCGGCGACGTGCGCGCCGCCGTGCTGGACTATCTTGAAAATGTCGGCTGGAGCGAGAGCACGTCGCTGACACTTGATCGTGACGGCAACTATACGCCCACCTTGATAATCGCCGCCACGGCCCGCCGTCAGACATGGGCGGACTACACGGGCGAGAACGGCGACGCACGGGCGAAGGAAGCGGAGGCCGCCGCCTTCGGAATCCGGTTCGCCGTCGAATACCTGCTTAGCGACGTTGCGTCGTCGCTTGGCGTCGACCTGTAAAGCCGCGCCCGTCATTTCACCATTCTATTGAGGAGTCACCCTATGCCTGAGTTTCAGCTTTACACCCATGGGACCGTCCCGAACCCCGCCAACCCCGACACCGGAACGCCCGTCCGATTCAGCGACCTGGACCCCTTCACCCAAGGATATATCGAGGCAGCCTTTTTCACCGAAAACAGCCCCGCTTGGGACAAAGCCGCGATTGAGGCGGACCCCAAACAATGGGAGTCGGACCTTGCTGAAGGCCAGAGCGACGGGACGTTGCCGGGTGACGCGGGATTTAGCGACCTCGCGCACGAGTCCCTCGCTTCCATGATCGCCGATTGCGCCGCCTTCCAGCGCGACAACGCGGACGCGCTCGCGACTGCCTATGGTCACAGTTTCCCCGCGCGCGTCATCGGCGACGGAACCTTGCCCGACAGTCATCGCTCCGCCTGGGACTATGATGCGGAGGCCGCCGGGCGTGATTATTGGTACACGCGCAACGGTCACGGCGTCGGGTTTTGGGACCGTGGACTCGATGACGTCGGCGAGGAACTTAGCGACGCCGCGCGCTACTCCGAAGTCAACGCCTATTTCGACCCGGAAACCGGTCGCGTTCACTTCGACTGACGCCCGGCCACATAACCTTCTAGTTAGGATTCACGCTATGAACGCCTTCAAACTCGACACGTCCGGCGAAGTCACCCCGACACCGGACACCTCGCGCGGATTCACGCACGGGATGGCGACTCAATGGGGCGACCTCTCGCCCTTCACACAAGGGTATATCGAGGCGCTGTTTGCCGAGAATGAGCCCAACGGGTCGCTTGACACTTCGGACCGGTTTGACCTCCCGCATGGCCGGGGCGGCGTATGCCGGGAGGCGGGCTTCTCCGACCTCGCCCCGGAAACCCTCGCGCGGATCATCACGGATTGTGAGGCGGCAAGGCGTCGCCTCGATAGCGATGACGCAGAGGATGCGGGCGCTGTGTTCTGGCGGCTGCGACAAGAGGGCCACTATGTCGGCGGCCTCATCAACTTCCCGCCCCTGACCGTCCAGCTAGGCGACGACGGCCTGATCCGCTTCGCATAACGCCCCGCCACGGCGAAACGCGGTCACCCGGCCGCGTCCCAAGGCGAACGCGCCCTAACCCTTGGCTGAATGAGCCGGGCGCACGGAGTCACCTGATGAACATTCACGCCAAGATTCGGCGCGGCGTGTCGTTGGCGAAAACCTACGCCGATGACGGGGCCTTTCTGTCAGCCGCCCGCACCCTTCGCGAGATGGCGGGCGACCTGGAATCGCATCACGCGGCGACCATGCCGCCGGGCCTCGCCGCCCCTGAACCCCTGGACACCGCCGCCCGCCTCGCCGCCCTCCGCTCGCGCGGCTTCCACGTTTACCCGTCCGGCTCGCCGTCATTCCCCCGCTGGACCGTTTCACGCGTCCAAGGTGAAGGGTTCGCCGTCTGCGAGGGTGACGCCGCCACTGAAGCGGAGGCTATCGACGTCGCGGAGGCGGCGGACGCCAAGGCTCGCGGCTTGACCCTGGATGAAGCCCTAGCGGAGCGGCCCGCCCATGGCTGAGCCCCAAACCCTGGACCTTGCGCGCCGCGCCCTGACGATGGATGAATCGACCGTCGCGGAGATTCTGACCTGGACGGATGAACCGGAGCTGATCCGCGCACTTGGCCAGACGGCGCCCGTTTTCAGCGACGCCGACGTCGCGGCCGCCCGGCTGGCGAACGCATGGGAGGTTGCGCGGATGATGAACGACGGCGAGCTGCAATGACCGGCCTAATACTTGTCGGGTCATGCCTGATCATCTGCATGGTGATGACCACGCCCGAACAGGTCCGCCAAGCCCGCGCCCGTCTCAGTCGTCGGATCCGGTGGTTTTGGCCCCTACCGGTCATCCTTTGGGCCATTCTGCTTTACCCCTGGCCGACGTGACCCCTGGCCGCCCGTTCAATCCTTAGCCCCGCTGGCGCGAGCTGGCGGGGTTTTCGTTTGTCCGGCCACCCTTGCGCCCGTCGTCACCCTGGCGCGCGATTCCGCTTCCGCCCCCGGTGCTGACCATGCGCCCGGCCACCCCCAAACGCCCGCCCCGCTTGGGTTTCGGCCCGGTGCTGACCATGCGCCCGGCCGCCCCTAATCCCCCATATGCGAGCGCTTGCGCATCCGCCGCCCACCCCTCCCCTGACACGAAAACGGCCGCCCTTTGATCCAGGGGCGGCCGTTCGCATGACGGGATGAAAGGCGGGGACTTAGCGCTTCATGGCGGACTCTCCGGCGACGGGGTGCGACTGGACACGGCAGGCGTTCAAGAACCCGCACAGCATCACGGTGCGCGGGATATGTCAACCCGATGGTGATCGCCGCCAGGCTCACCCCACTCGGGGAAATCGGACGCCGGCACACCCCCGCTCAGGGAAATCGGAGGCTCACCCCACTCGGGGAAATCTCCAGCACACCCCGTTAGGGAAATCGGAGGGCGGATTTTATTTCAACATCGTGTTGACTGTGAGCGAGTCGCCAAGTAGCGTTTCACCATCGAGTTGAAACCGCGACAGGGACCGATCGCGTCATGACAGACAACACCAACATCGACGACCGCCAAGACCTGGGTGGCATGGCCAAGCCGATGCTCGCCTCGCTCTGCACAGAGATCCACGCCAGCAACCTGGTCGCCGGCTGGTGGACCAACCTGAAGACCGGCGAGTCCATCCTCGCGACGCGCAACCGCCCCGAGATGCTGATGCTGGCCGTCAGCGAGCTGGCGGAGGCGGCTGAAGGCCTCGACTACGGCGGCCGCCCTGACGACAAGCTGCCCCACCTGCCCATGTTCGACGTGGAGCTGGCCGACTTCGTGATCCGGCAACTCGACCAGATCGGCGCCGAGGTGTCGCTGGGCGCGACGATGCCGGTCTTTGAGGCGGCCCCGCCGTTCACCGATGCCCGGATGCGCTGTCGCACCCACGAGGGGCAGTTGATGCTGCTCGTCAGGCTGACCTCCTCCGCCATGGAGGATTACCGCAAGGGTCGGGTCGAGCAGTACGTCTGCAACATGGCCAACGGCGTCCGCCAGGCCTTCGCGATTGCCCGCATCCACGACATCGATCTGCTGGACGTCATCGCCCAGAAGCGCGCCTACAACGCGACCCGTGACGACCACCAGATCGCGAACCGGCAGCAGGCCGGCGGCAAGGCGTTCTGACCAATGGACATCACCTTGATCATCAAGCTGGCGTCGCTGTTCGGCATGGCCTGGAAGGCGCCGGGGATCGCGATGAGCCTCACCCGTGGTGTCCCGCTCTACCGGAGCGAGTCCATCATCTTCGGCGCCTCGGTTGTCGCCTTTACCTGGTCGATGGGGTGCTTGTCGTGAACATCCCCCTCAACTGGAAAGCGGCCCTCGCCACCGTGCAGCAGTTCGCTACTGAAGCCGTGATCGGCGGCGGCTGCCTGCGTGATCTGGATAACGATCGCCCGGTCGGCGACATCGACATCTTCGTCTTCGGCACCAGCTCCAGTGATCTCTACCATCTTCGTCAGCGCCTGATCGAAGACGCTGACCTCGACTGCGACGAGATCGATCCGGACAAGATGTACCCGGTCGGCGACGGCAACGACGTGGTCGGCCATTTCGAGATCGACTTCGACGGCATCACCGAGCCCGTGCAGATCATCATGGTCAACTTCGAGTGCTCGGTGATCACCCACCGGTTCGACTACGGCATCTGTCGGATCAGTTTCGACGGAACGACCCTGTACCGCTCGCCGGACTATGAGGCGGACAAGCGCGACAAGGTGTTCCGCCTGTGCCTGGAGCGCTGTGAGCGTGGCCTAGCGGCATCGGTGCATCGGTTCGCCCGCCTGACCCGGAAGTACGAGGGGTGGAGATTCGTTCCGTTCCAGAAGCCGGACCCGCTTAGCGGTGTGGTTGCGGAGCCCGCGAGATGATCCGCAAGCTGTTCCTCTCGGCCACCTCGGCGCTCGCCCGCCTCCTGGGCCTCAACAAGCCGGTTCGCCTGACCCCCGAATACGCGCTGCTCCCCGAGATCCTGGTCGTCGCCGATGGCTATCAGGGCGCCAAGCTGCTGAAGCAGGTTCGAGGCCACGTCCATCTGTCCGTCTACTGGCCGGGCCGCGGTGAAGCCTACATCGCCGGCCGCACCGCCGCGCGGGTGACGTTCCTCTCCGAGTACGCGGCTCGCCGCCTGAGCGTCCAGGAGCGGGACATGCTGCATTCCCGCATGGCGACGTGGGCCGACCGCGCGCTGTGGCTGGAGGCGTCGGCATGATCCGCACCCTCATCGTCGCCATCGCCATCGCCCTGGCGTCCTGCACGGCCGAGCCGGTCAGCACCCAGTCGACCGACAATCCGAACATCCCGATCGCGCACCTGCTGACGATCGACGGCTGCAAGGTCTACCGGTTCCACGACGCCGGGAAGGCCCGCTACCTCACCACCTGCCCTCGCGCCTCCGTGTCACAGAGTGACAGCGAGCCCTGCGGCAAGGGCTGCACCCGCCAGGCCCCCGAGGAAATCCAGACGGTGGAGGTGGCCCGATGATCGCCACCATCGCCAAAGGGCTGCTGGCTACCATGCTGATCAGCGCCGCCATCCTGGCCGCCGTGCAGAACGGCCGCCGCGTCCCGTCGCGCACCTTCAACGCCGGCCCCACGCTCCTGCTGCTCGGCGCCGAGGCGCTGCTGATCATCGTGGCGCTTTACGGCGGCGCGGAGGTGGTTCGATGAGCCTGCACCGCCACCCCGCTCTGTCGCGCCACCCTGAGCAGCAGTATCTCGACCTGCTGCGGGATCTGCTGCGCGCCCCAGTCAGGGAAACCCGGAACGACACGGCCACCCGGTCGCTGTTCGGCCGGCAGATGCGCTTCGACCTGGCGCACGGATTCCCGCTGCTGACAACCAAGCGCCTGCCGCTCCGCGTGATCGCGGGCGAGCTGCTGTGGTTCCTCTCCGGCAGCACGAACGTCCGACCGTTGCAGGAGCAGGGCATCACCATCTGGGACGAATGGGCCGATCCGAAGACGGGCGACCTGGGACCGATCTACGGCAAGCAGATGCGGGCGTGGTCCGGTCAGCCTATTCCGTCGTCTTTCCCGAACGACGAAGGTGGCGAGACTCCCGCCGTCATCTCCTATCCTGTCGACCAGGTCGACAGCGTCCTGCAGTCGCTCGGCTCGGACCCTTACGGTCGCCGCCACGTCATGACTTTGTGGAACCCCGCTGACCTGCCTGACATGGCCCTGCCGCCCTGCCACGGCATCGCGATCCAGTTCTACGTCGGCGCCGACGAGCGGCTGAACCTGTTCATGCACCAGCGCAGCGGAGACGCCTTCCTGGGGGTGCCGTTCAACATCGCCTCCTACGCCCTGCTGCTGTCGATGTTCGCGCATGTCCTCGGCCGGCAGCCCGGCGAGTTCGTTCACAGCATCGGCGACGCCCACCTGTACGGCAACCACGTCACCCAGGCGGAACAGCAGGTGCTGCGCGATCCGCGCCCGCTCCCGACGCTGACCCTCTCGGGGAAACACCGGGACATGGACCACTGGTCGCTCGGCGACATGTGGATCGAGGGCTACGAGCCGTGGCCGCACATCGCGGCGGAGGTGTCGGCGTGAGCCCTCGTCCCGAAATCGAAGAAGTCGCCGACGACCGCCCCGGCTATCGTCGCTTCATAGCGACGTACAGCGGCCGGCGCTTCAGCGTCCTATGGTGCCCCTCCCACGACGTCGGCGAGAGAGGACACACCCTTGTCCGCGCCCTGGACGGTGATGCCCTGTGGTCGGAGTCCAGCATCTTGCGCGTGGACGGCCACGTCTCGGCGCTGGCCTGCGTAGACTTTATCGCGCGGGCCTACACGATGGCCCAGACAGCCGGCGAGATCGGTTACGAGAAGCGGGCTGCCGAGATCCGCGGGGCGCTGGGCATCCGATGACTTGCGCCGCCCGCCGCCAGAACGACCAGATGGTCTGCGGCCCCTGCGCCACGCAGTGGGACATCGGTGACCCCGAGCCGCCGGTCTGCGGCCTGCAGTGCCTCGCCACCGCCGACAGGCCGCGAGACGAGGACGCCCGCGCCGCCGGCTACACCCCGCTGATCCGCTTCCCCTACGGTCGCGGCGCCGATGCGGTGCTGGATCGCGAGTTCGATGACGCCGCAGACGACGGCTGGCAACCGCACGCCGACCCCGATTACGAGGCAGCCTGATGAAACTCTACCGCTCCCTGGGTCGGATCTGGACCAGCACCCAATCTGACGCGCGCCAGGCCCAGGGCGGCAAGGACTTCGAGCAGTTCGAGGTCCCAACCGACAAGCCCGGCCTGCTCGCCTTTCTCAACACCTTCGACGTGCGACCGGGCGATGCTCCGCCCGTCACGGTGCAGCGCTATGTCGAGATCCCCGACGACGATGACGCGGTGGACTCGATGCTCCACCATCTTGGTCTTCCCGCCACGGCCCACGTCGGCAATCCCCCGCCGTCTCCCGACGCCTGCCCTGCGTGCGCTCGCTCGCAACGCACCGCCGGCACGGTCGTCAGTGCCGAGGCGGCGATCTGCGCCGCCGCTGACCTGGAGGACATATCCGATCCCGACGTTCTGGACGGCATGGTCGCGCGGCTGCAGGAGCGCCGGGCTGCGCTGCTGGCGCCTGTGGTCGAGGACCCGATGGCGGGGGTGCTGGGATGACGACCTTCACCCATCGCGTCCGACACTGGCTGCTGCCGACCAGGAATCCCGACGTCATCATTGGCGGATCGGACAACCCCTATCTGCTGCGTTGGCATCTGATCCCGCGCAACCGGTTCTTCAACATCTACCTGCACAACTTCCTGCGCTCCGACGACGACCGCGCGCTGCACGACCACCCCTGGGTCAACTTGTCCTGGCTGCTGGTCGGCGAGTACGACGAGGCAGTGCCGGGCGAGCACGACACCGACCGTTTCGATCGGACCTACGTCCTTCGCCACCCGCACCTGCACACCCGGATTCGCCGTCGAGAGGGCGCCGTGGTGCTCCGCGGCGCGAAGGCCGCGCACCGGGTGGCCTTGCTGAAGACGCCCGCCGGGCGCGAGCAGCCCGTCTGGACCTTGTTCATCACTGGCCCCCGCGTTCGGCGCTGGGGCTTCTGGTGTCCGAAGGGCTGGCGGTTCTGGGAAGACTTCGTCGACACCAGCAACGGCGAGAACGTCGTCGGTCGGGGTTGCGACTGATGACCTGCATCTGCGTCACCCGCGGCGATGGACCCGAAGGCTGCGACCTCTGCAACGAATCTGGAAATCCGAAACATGACCACCACGGCGCCCAACACCCCCGGCGAACTGCTCGCCCAACTGGCCATTTGGCACGCCGAGCATGAATCGCGCCCGGCGTCGCTGCAGCAGACGGGCATGACGATGCTCTACTCGGCCGTCCGCGACGTGGTCGATGAGCATCGCGGAAACGCCAATGTTCGTGACGCCCTGCTGGCGCATTTTCCCGACCTGCAGGAGCAGATCTGGCGCGCGAACGCGGTTGCGACCGGGCGCGGTATCGTTGGCTCGGTCCAGAGGGTCAATGCGCCGCCCTACCACCGCCTAGACCTGTGCAAGTCAACGTGCGGCGTCCGCGACGACCGCTGGGACATCCACATCGACGCGGGCGACTCCCCTGTCTCCATTCGCGTCCAGCATCGTCAGTACGGCGACTATTACGACTGGCCCGAAGCGGTGTTCGATCAGAAGGTCAAGGCCGCCGAGCGCGCCTATACGCTACAGGATGAGAGCAACTACGACACGCGGGGTCGCGCGCTGAAGGCCGCGCACGATTTCTTGCGTTCCTACGGCGCCGGGGAAGTCGAGTACCTGGAATGGGACGTGAACTCGCAGAGCATGGTCGTCGTCGGCCACTCACCTCGCTGTGCGTCAGGCCTATGGTGGCCCGAGGCAAAGCCCGACCCTCTTGCGCCGTTCCATGAAGCCGGGTCGGAGACCTCGCAATGACCATCGCCATCGGCCTGTCCGGCTACGCCCAGTCGGGGAAAACCACCGCCGCCAACTACATCGAGGCGAAGTACGGCGTCCGGCGCCAGCACATCGCTGAGCCCCTGCGCGAGATGTTGGCCGTCCTGCTGCGCGCCAACCAGGTGCCCGAGGACATGATCCCGCGCTACCTGACCGGCGACCTAAAGGAGTCGCTGATCCCCGAGATCGGCCGCACATCGCGCGAACTGCAGATCAGCCTGGGCACCGGCTGGGGCCGCGAGCAGGTGCATCCGGATATCTGGGCTCGCACCTGGCGCCGTGGCGTGCGTCCGTTTGACCGGGTGATGAACGACAGCGTGCGTTTCCCGAACGAGGAGATGGCCGTCCAGTTCAACACCGGCTTCACCATCCTCATCCGGCGCCGCGGCACGCATCCGATCGCCTACAAATGGGGCGCGTTCGGCCGGCTGCTGTATCGCTGGTTCCGGATCATGTGGGGCGTCCACGACAGCGAGCGCACCGACCGTCTGGCACCGAACTACGTCATCCACAACGACGGGTCGCTCGACCATCTCTACGCCGAGATCGACGAGATCATGGCCCTTGAAGCCATGCGCCCGATCGGCTACGCCTGACGTTTCACCATTTTCGTGACCAATCACCTCCAACCTGGGGACCAGCACCCGTGACTCCGACCTTCTCCACCCGCGCCGAGGTCATCGCCCGGCGCACCTACAACCGTCCCCTGAACGACGACGGCACCATCTTCGAGACCTGGGAGCAGACCGTCGACCGGGTCATCGGTCACCAGCGCTGGCTTTGGGAGCGCGCGCAGCACGACACCCTGTCCTCCTCTCAGGAACGCGAACTCGACGAACTCCGCGCGCTGATGTTGGCGCGCAAGGTCACCACCTCTGGCCGCACCCTGTGGCTTGGCGGCACGACTATCGCCAAGACGCGCGAGGCCAGCCAGTTCAACTGCAGCTTCCTGCGCGTCCAGACGGTCAGCGACGTGGCCGACGCCTTCTGGCTGCTGCTGCAGGGCTGCGGCGTCGGCTTCGAGCCGATCCCCGGCATTCTGAACGGCTTCACCACGCCCAAGGAAATCAAGGTCGTCGGCAGCACGCGCACCGACAAGGGCGGATGCGAAACCAACGTCGAGACCGTGGAGAACGGCGTCTGGACCATCCGCGTCGGCGACAGCGCCATGGCCTGGGCGAAGGCGGCGGCGAAGGTCATGGCCAACAAGACCACGGCCCACACTCTGGTTCTCGACTACAGCGAGATCCGCCCGGCCGGCCAACGCCTGAAGGGCTACGGCTGGATCAGCAGCGGCTGGGAGCCGTTCGCCCACGCGCTGGAGCGCATCGCCCGGATCATGAATGAGCGCGCGGGTGAACTGCTGACGCGCATCGACATCCTGGACATCCTGAACCACCTCGGCACGACTCTGTCGTCGCGTCGCTCCGCCGAGATCGCGCTGGTGCCCTGGGCGGACCCCGAGGCCGAGGCCTTCGCCGTCGCCAAGCGCAACTGGTGGGAGGCTCAGGAGAACCGCCCAGAGGGCAATCCCCAGCGCCAGCAGTCCAACAACTCGCTGATGTTCTACACCCGGCCGTCGAAATACGAACTGGCCTACGTCTTCCAGATCATGGAGCGGGCTGGCGGCTCCGAGCCGGGCTTCATCAACGCCCAGGCCGCCGCCAAGCGGGCGCCGTGGTTCAAGGGCTGCAATCCGTGCGCCGAGATCCTGCTGGGCGACAAGTCGTTCTGCAACCTGATCGAGGTGGACTTGGCCAAGTTCAACGGCGACTTCGACGGCCTGCTGCGGGCCATGGAAACAGCGGCTCGCGCCAACTACCGCCAGACCTGCGTCGACCTGCGCGACGAGGTGCTGCAGGCCTCCTGGCACGAACTGAACAACTTCCTGCGCCTGTGCGGCGCCGGCTGCACCGGCATCGTCGGCTGGGATTACCATCAGGACGAGCGTCGCATTCAGGAGCTGGCGCAATGGGCGCGTCAGGGTTCCAACGACATGGCCGACGAGCTGGGCTTGCCGCGGCCGAAGGCGACGACCACGATCAAGCCGTCCGGCACCCTATCGAAGATCATGGACACCACCGAGGGCATCCATAAGCCGCTCGGCCGCTACATCTTCAACAACGTCAACTTCTCGAAGTTCGACCCGGTCGTCCAGAAGCTGCGCGACGCCGGCTATCGGGTATTCGACAACCCGACCGACAACACGGCGGTCCTGGTCACCTTCCCGGTCGCCTATGAGAACGTCGAGTTCGACGTGGTCGACGGCAAGCATGTTAATCTGGAATCCGCCGTCTCGCAGTTGGAGCGCTACAAGCTCTGGATGGACAACTACGTCGATCACAACTGCTCGATCACGGTGTCCTACTCGCCCGACGAGGTCCCGGCCATCATCGACTGGCTGATCCAGAACTGGGAACACTACGTCGGCGTCTCGTTCATGTATCGGAACGACCCGACCAAGACAGCCGCCGACCTCGGCTACCTCTACCTGCCCCAGGAGGTCGTCACCCAGGAGGTGTTCGACGCCTACGCTGCCACACTGCTGCCGGTGAACTTGGACACCGATGGCGCGGGTGACGTCGAGGACGGCGGCGGTTGCGCGACCGGCGCCTGCCCGGTCCGATAATCACCCTTGCATGGGCTGTGGTTCAACTTTATGGTGACTCTGCAACACGCAGGACCACAGCCCATGTTCACCATCAGCGCTGTCATCGCTTTCGCTCCGGCCGCCGTCCTTTTCGCGATTTTCTGGCCTGAGCACAGCTTCAGCAACGAGGTCTATCTGCATGGCTGATCCCTTTGATGACCAACTCGGCGACGGGAGCCCGCGCGGCCCCGGCGATCCCGGCAAACCCAACGCGAGAACCGACATGGCCGACGACGCCTCATTCGACGCAAGCCCCGACGTCCTGACCGCCTCGGCGCAGGGTCGCCTCACCACGATCATCGATCGCCTTGAACGCCTCGAAGAGGACAAGCAGGCCGTCATGGTCGACATGAAGGAGGTCTACGCCGAGGCCAAGGGCGAAGGGTATGACGTCAAGATCCTGCGCAAGGTCATCCGCCTGCGCAAACAGGACAAGGCCAAGCGCCAGGAAGAAGAAGCCATCCTGGACCTGTATCTGTCGGCGCTGGGCATGATCTGATGGTCACCCTGCGCTTCAGGATCAACGGGACGCGGCTTGAGGTCTGGGAGGGCGATCGGCTGATCCGCACGACCACCGTAAACGCCCTGCTGGACCTGACGCAGGCCGTCCAGCGCGGCCGCACGGAACTTACCCTGTGACGCCCGCCCTTCGCACCATCGAAGACTTCGTGCGTCACCGTCTCGGGGTTGACCGAACGCTGCGACTGCACGTTTTCCCGACGAAAGACGGCCGCTTCCAGGCGTCAATCGAGAACACCCGCAGCGGCGGCTGGACGGTCGAGATCCATGACGATCCGATCGACGCCATCTGGAATGTCCTCGTGCCCTACACGATGCGGCGCGGCCCCATGACGCCGCACAACGCAGGCGTGGACGAGGCGAAGGCGGCCGGCGCCGCGCTTGACGCCGCCCCGTCGCTGCCGCCCACCCCTCTGGAGCAGGCCATAGCCGCCGTCTCCGTCGACCCCTTTGCGGATATGTTCGGATGAAGATCTGCGTCTGGTACAGCAGCGACGCCCCGCCCGCCTCCGCATGGCTGGCGCGCATCGTAACCGATGGGAAGTTTCTGCCTGTGCTGGTCCCCGGCGCCAGCGAGGCCGAGGCGCGCGACAAGGCGCAGACGTTCTGGAACGCCGAGGTTGAGCGATTCCGCAGGCAGAACGTCAAGCGTCAGATCGGCCGTCCGAAGGTCGAGGCGCGCCCCGCGGCCGATCTCGATCAAGACCCCATGGCCGGGGTTCTCGGATGATCCCGGACGGCCCTTTCCAAGGGTTGCAGCGGAACGGCTACGGCTTCATCGAAGCAGATCCCGCCTGGGCGTGGACCAGCTTCGCCGGCAAGGCGTCAGCGCCGCACCGCACGGCCGAGGCGCCCTATCCTGTAATGTCGCTCGACGAAATGAAGGCGCTGCCGGTGGCGGATCTCGCCGCCAAGGACTGCCTGCTGAATATGTGGGTGATCGGCAGCCACCTCGACCAGGCGATCGAACTCGGCCGGCACTGGGGCTTCACCTTCAAGAGCGACGGCTTCGTCTGGGTGAAGACCGGCAAACATGATCCGGCCGTGCGCCCGATCAGCATGGGCAAGTGGGTTCGCAAGCAGGTCGAGTACTCGCTGCTGTTCAGCCGGGGTAAGCCCAGCCGCCTCGACGCCGGGGTGCGCCAGCTCATCGAGACCGAGTGGGGGCAAATGACGGGCGACGTCGACCGCATCATCTACGCGCCGAAGCGCGAGCACAGCCGCAAACCGGACGAGCGCTATGAGCGGATAGAGCGCCTTGCGGCCGGCCCCTATGTTGAACTGTTCGCGCGCACTCAACGGCCAGGTTGGAACGCCTGGGGCAATCAGGTTGACAAGTTCGCACAAAGTGATCCTCTTGCTGAGATTTTGGGCGCCGTGCGCCCTGCCGCCGCCGACCCCTTCGAGGCCGCGCTGGCCTGATTGAAAGTCAACTCGAAGCAGGATTTTTGTCATTGCTTTGTTGAATGTGGTGTTGTAGCAAGTTGAAACAACCCACGGGGGATTTTCACCATGCAAGACGTCATCACCGCCGCACCCGCCTCGGTCATCGAGCCGGCCCACCCGCTGCCCTTCGTTCATCGCGATGGTGCGACAACCTCGTTCTGGGCGCCGGACCGCACCGGAGAATATGAGGTGCAGTGCGCCAGAGGGCGCGCATACGCGGACGCCCTGCTCGCCCACATGCGCGAAACCCGCAATCCGACGCTCTACGGCGCCGTCATGCGCGGCATCACGTCCGAGGGGGTGTATGGCGGGGTCGAGATCGGCTTCTGCAACCGCATCGGCATCGAGCTGATCGGCCTTTAGGCACGCCAGCGGCCGTCGACCATGGTCACCAACGTGCGCTTGCCGTTGGAGTAGGTCAGGATGTGCGTGTGAGCCCAGCCGGACAGACCTTTGTTATAGCCCTGGTCAAGCAGACCCGAGAGGCCGGACGTGTATACGCCGGCATGGATCGACGGGCTGTGGTCGTGCCCCTTGTTGATCTTCATGGCCGTCTTGGTGAACTGCACCGCATTGCCGCGGGCGCCGTTGATACCGAGGTGGCCATGAAGGGCGCACTCGATGCCGCCCGACGCCTGGCAGATGACGAAGCTCTGGTCGTCATCGATGAACTCGATGCCGGCCAGTTTGCGCGGGTGTACTTGCGCCAGCGCGTGCCGGAAGACGTTGAACCTCTTCTCGCCGCGCTCCATGGCCTCATACCGGGCGGACTGCAGCCGCAGGAAGTAGAGCGCGTTCGCAGCGTCCTCACGATAGTCGGCGGTGTCCAACCAGCGGCCGAGCGCGTCGTCATGGTTCGAGTAGATGATGACCGACTGGCAGAAATCGCGCTCGGTCGCCCACAGGAAAGCTGCGACTGAAGCGATGCCATCTTCCACCAGATCCGTGCCGTTTCGGATCATCTGGAATCGGAACCGGTGATCCCGGATGCGGTGATGGTTGCGGGCCTCGAAGTCCAGGATGTCGTGGAAGAACTGATAGCGCGGCCGCAACGCGTCGATCATGGAGTCGGGCCGCGGAGTGCAAGTGTCGGTCTCGACATCGAAACCCCAGCCGCCGTCCGCCACATCCGGGTCCAGCTTCTCGCGGTGGATGTCGCCCCAGGTGATCGCCTCGGCCCTGTGTCCGTGGGTGACCTGGCCGGCGTCGACCAAGGTGTCCAGGTCGTAGAATGACCCGTCGCCGGCCGCGTTGATCTGGCGACACCACAGGCGGCCGCTCGCGTCGATCTCGACCAGGGTCGCGCCGATGCAGTGGTGAAAGCGCGCTTTGAGGCCGGCCTTCTTCTCGATGTAGTTGGCCACGGTGCAGCAGCCTGTCGTCATGATCTGCTTGGCGGGCTTGCCGACTGTCGTGGGCACGCTCACGAGCTGGATCTTGGCGTGCGGGAACACACCCCATTTCTGGCCTGTGTAGGGCTCAAGGCTCGACAGCGGGTGGGTCGCTGTCGGCAGCGTGTTCATCTCGGCGCAGAACAACAGAGGTCCGAGGTCGACCTGGTCCCAGCGCAGGTAAGGCTCGACCTCCGGGCGGAAGCAGCCGTTGCGCGTCTCGTGGTCGCTGAACACCGCCTTGTTGTAGGTGAACGGTCCGACCAGAACCTCGGCGCCGAGGTGGGCGGCATAGGCCAGCAGGTTGTCCCAGAAGGGCTTGTGGACGTCCGTATCGTCCTGGGCCGCCGTCAGCAGATAGCGTCGCACCGGACCGGCATCGTTGGAATGCCCCACCTTCGTATAGCGTAGGGCATATCGGTCGATCAGCGACAACTCGCCGGCCTTCCGGATCGCACCGACGCGATTCCGTAGCGAGCCCGGCGACAGGCCCACGGCCCGAGCAACGGCCGGAATGTCGGGGTAGAGAGCGATGTCGTTGTAGACGGCCGCGATACGGGCGTCTGTGCTGGGCTTCAGGTCGTCCGGGGGCACGAACGTCAGGGCCATCAACTCACGTTTTGGTGGCGCGCGTGCGAGGCGCGGGGCGCGACGAGTTCTCGAAGAAGCGATCGAGCCGGTCAGCTAGGCGATTGATGGCTTCGGCGACGCGGTCCTCGGACTTCTGCAGCATTTCGATCGTGGCGAAGTGGGCGACGACCTCGGTCTTGTAGGCGGCGAGCGCGGCATGTGCGGCGTCGGCGCGCTCCTGGGCGGCCTTGGCCATGGCGTGGGCGCTTTCGCCCTTGTACCGTCCGACAGCCCAGCCGCCGTAGACGCCCGACGCCGTCAGGGCCAAGGCGGCGGCCGGGAACACCCAGCTCCATTCGGCGGGATTCATCGGCAACCCTCCAGCACGGGTTCGACCACGGCCAGGCGCGCATCGCGCTCCAGCATCCCGACCACCGCCTGGCGATAGCGCTCATCGGCACCGGGCGCCGCCTGCAGCGTCTCTCGGGTGACCTGGTAGTCCGGCCGCCCGACCACCGTCTTGGGGACGCACGGCGTCGCGACGGGCACCTTCACCTCGACGGTGCGGATCTCGACCGCGGGGGCGGTCGTGTTGCAGGCGGACGCCAGCAGGACCATGGCGGACACGGCGATCGGTCGGATCAACGCAAGATCTCCAGGACGAGGCGATCCACGTCCTGGACGCGCTCGCAGAGGGTGGCTCCGGTGATGGTGGCGCTGGCCAGTCGGTCGGCCCGAACTCGCGCCTCGGCCGCCTGGCGTTGGGCCGCCGCGACGGCGGACTCGGCCGCGGCGATGCGGGCGTCGCTTTCGCGCTTCAGCGCGTCCACGGCGTGGTTCTGCCGGCCGAGGGTGGCTTCCAGCCGGATCTCATTGCCCTGACACATTCCCAGCCGGGCCTCATAACCGATCAACGGCGCCCAGATGGCGTCATGCAGCTTGTCGGCGCGGGCCTCGGCGCTATTCAGGCGGGCCGTCTGCACGCCGGCCGTGACGCCCAGCGCCAGAGCCAGCGCTGCGGCGCCGATCGCAGTGGCCTTCCATCCCTGGGTGCGGAGTTCGCCCAGCATCAGAACCACCGCAGGGCGATGATGTAGAGCGCCAACAGCGCCCCCAGGCTGCCGGCTGCGGCAACCAGATCCGCGATGAGGTGGCGGTCCATGTCGTCAGGCCTCGTTGGTGGAGACAGGCGCCCCGCTGCGCGACAGTCGATACGGCCGCACTGACGCTGGTGGGTTGGTGTAGGCGGGCCGCCGGACGGCCACGCAGCGGGACTTCGCGATCCAGGTGAAGCTGACCGAGTCAGACTGATTGCCACCCAGGACACAGTAATAGTTGTCGTCTTCGCCGATGTAGAAGCCGACGTGGCCCCCGCCGTCGCGCCGGAAGACCAGCACGTCGCCCAGCGACGCCACCTTGCCCGGCATGAAGACGAGGGGATTGTTGACGCTCAGGCCCTTGCGGATCGCGACGGCCTCTCCGAAGCCCGACCAGTTCAGCGCATACAGCGGCCCGGTCGGAATGGTCTTGCCGGCCCGCATGGCGATGACCCCGGCCAGCAGGCCGCACCACGGCACCGCGTCGCCGGTATAGGTGTAGCCGATCTTCTCGCGCCCGACCTCCTTGGCCCAGCCCATGATGACCGGGCTGTTGGCCGCGCCCGCGACCTCCTTGACGCCGTATTCCTTCAGCGCCTCGCTGATGGTGCGGGGCAGCAGGCCGATCGTGTTCAGCCAGGCGTAGTTGGCGGGCAGCGGGATGCTCATTCGGACTTCTCGGAGTGACCGTCCCCGCCAATCTCAAGACCTACGCCTCCCGGACCGCTGCCCTTCACGCGCACGGCCGCCAGGGTGACGATGATGACGCTGAAGTTGGCGAGGAGGATCAGCAGCGCCCAGCCGATGAAGTCGAGGCGCTTGCCAGCGAGTTCGACGGGCGCGGAGGTCATGTCGCCCTTCCAGACGACACCGACCAGGACGGCGGTTCCGATGGTGACGATCGGCCCGGCTCCGAACAGCACCCACAGCCGCAAGGGTGCGGCCTTCAGCAGGGCGTTCCAGATCCGGGCGATCATGCGGTCTTAGGCCTTGCGGACCAGAACGCGCAGGGTGGTCGAGGCCAGGTCGACGGCGCCGCCGGTCTCGTTGTGCAGGTCCACGGTCACCGTGTCGGGGGCCGAGACATAACCCGTCAGCAGGGCGCCCGCGGCGCTCACGCCGACCGAGACGCCGATGACGAAGTCGCCCAGTGCGGCGCCGGTTACGGTGACCGTGGTGCTGGCCTTAGCGCCGTCCGCGACGCTGGCGAAATCGTGGGTCTTTGACCCGGTCAGCATTTCGCCGATCGCCTCGAAGTTCTCCTTGAGGGTATCGGCGTGGCGGCCGAGGCCGAGAAAGTCGGTGTTCAGAGCCATGATGCGCGTCTCGCTACGGTTGACGTATCACTATTTGGTTGATCCATAGCACGAGATGACCCGCTCACCAACCCGCTATTGCGGGTTGGGCGATCACCGAGATCCGACCAACGTAAGGGCGATGTCGGCCAGGGTCCCGTCCGGCCCGGACGGCGCCGTGACGGAGAGGACGTCGCCTGCAACAAAGGACTCCGTGCCGGTGCCCGACGTCGCGTAGACACCGTTCGTACCGGCGGCCGCGAACGTGATGGACCCGACGACCGTGGTGTTCTTCGACACGTCGAACACGGTCGTGGATGTTGCAGCGACACGCGCCTTGGCCTGGGAGCCGGCGAAGTTGTCGGGGAAGGTCACGGCGCGCGTGAACACATAACGCAGGACCCGTTCTTCGGACGTCGGAACGCCAGAGAAATACCCAGGAATGTCGATCGGCTCGGGTGCGGTCACCCAGGCCGTACCGTTGAAGACGACCTGCAGGCTTTCGTCGATGACCCAGGCCCGCCAGCCGGCGACGGGGGTGAAATAGACCCAGGCGCCGTTGTCGCGCACGGCGACCTTATCCGCGTTGCCCCCGGACGGGACGATGTAGATGTCGCCGTTGGACGGACTGCCGGGCAACGCCGTGTCCCGCGATTTCACGCCGAGCTGGGCGACCGTGCTCAACTTCAGCAGGTTCAGGTTCATTGAAGCGGTCCAACCGTCCTCACCCGAGTTGAAGTCGCCCGTCAGGCCTAGACCTGGAAGTGTTCGTGCAGTCAAAGTCGTATCTCCGTCATATTACTCGGGGATGGGGTGCTCTTTGTATTTCCACCAGGGGACGTCGGGGAAATCTTCACCCGGATCGGGGTCTTCACCGCCACCGCCAGGCGGTGGATCGACCGGCGGGATGCCGCCATCGGTGCCCCCACCCCAGTCCTCTCCCCAGTTGTCGCCCCAGCCATAGGGGCGCACCTTGACGCGCACGACGGCGCCCTGAAGCGACTCCAGGCCCTCGCGCTTCGCGGTCACCTTGACGTCGCCCACCGCATAGCCGCCGAATGACGCCAGCGGCAGGCTGAACGAACTGCCGGTGATGCCGTTGTGCGTGGTGATCAGGGTGCCATCCGTGCGATAGACCGAGACGGTCGTCGTCTGACCGACCTCGGGCACGATGGCGGCCTCGGACCACCCGATGACCTGCGTATCCTCCAGCAGGCGGTTTCGGTTCGCCCAGGTGATGCTGATCGTGCTGGGCGGCGAAACGGACAGGTCCAGTGTCCCGAACATCTGGCCGCCCACCTTGACGTTGGCAGGCCTGTTGGGCAGGTGGGGGCGGCCGCTCAGGATCGTCCCGACGATCGGTGCGACGTCCTCGCCCAACTGCCCTCGTGACGTGCGCGTCAGCAGCTTGTAGCGAACGGTCTCGCTCGCAGATCGGATCTCGGACGTGTCGATGAAGTCGGTGCCTCGCGTGATGAACCAGACCGGCGTCCCGGCCGGCCAGCTACGCGGCACGGTGTCCAGAACACCCCGAAGCAGCAGCCAGCCCGACTCGTCGGCGCTCTTGATCAGCGCGATCTCCTGGTGCTCCTCGGTCGTGCCGCCGATGAACAGGAAGCCCGCCACCGAAGGCGCGGTGCCGCCCACGACATCGAAGAACTCCGGAACGATCGAGGTCGCCGCGGCCGGAAGCGCGTCAGTCAGCAAGCAGTGGCCGAGGATCGGCTTGGTGCTGCCGATGTCGCCGACCACCGAGCCGTTCGGCAGGACCGTCTGCTGAACCACGTCGTACGACAGGATGTCGGGATTTGCCTGGCTCGCCAGGATGGCCGACAGAACCTCGGGATAGGCCAGTGTCGCGACATCCGCCGCGCTCACCACGCCCGAGGTGAAATAGGCCGGCGTCGTGATGACGCGCACCAGGTCGATCGCCTCCGGGTCCGACGACGGATCTTCCCACTCGCTCTCGTCGCGGTCGTCGTAGGCGGCGGCCGGCAATGAGAAGATGTCCTCGATCGCACTGACCTTGATTTTCGCCTGACCAGGCTTGCCGTAGTCGATCTTGCCGATTCTAAGGATCAGGCCTTCGATGCCGTATTCGGGGTAGTTCAGCACGGCGCATCCGCCCGGCACGAAATCCCAGGCCGAACGGTCGACCTCGATCTCGAAACTGGCCAGTGGCGCCGACGCCGACGCCAGGTCCCGCATGGCCAGACGCATGGCCAGGTTGGCGCTCCTGACGCCGTAATAGTTCCGCGAGTCCGAAATGACCGCGCCCTGGATGGTGATGTTGGCCAGATCCTGGGCCGAGACCGTCTCTTCCTGCTCGTTCTCGGGATTGGTCCAGGTGACGACGATCTCGTTGATCGTCTCCCCCCAGGCCTTGCGGTCGAACGACGTGACGTCGCAGTTGTCCGGGTCCAGCACGGGCAGGTCGCCCACGCTGTAATCGTCACGGATCATCTTCAGGGTCAGCAACCCGTTGCGCGGGTTGACGAACAGCGTCGCCTGAATGTGATCGATGATCTCGGTGACGAAGGACTCGATGGTCGCTTGGCGCGTCCAGATCAGCGACATCCCGAACGCTTCATCCAGGAGGATTTGCGCAGCCGCCTGGAACGACGCCGTGTCGATGGAGGCCGGCGACGCGCCCATGCCCCAGTCGGTATTCGTCAGGCACTCATAGATGATGGCCGCCGGGTTGGCGTCCTTTCCGATCATCCGCAGGTGGCTGGCCAAGCCCTTCGGGCTGCGCCGCACCTTCATCCAGATGGAGCGCAGATAGGGGTTGTTGGACCCCCACATGAACCCGGTGCCGACGAACCCCCAATAGCTGTTGTAGGCGCCGCCGTGGAAGAAGATCGACGCCAGGCCACGGAACCCTGGAGAGGTGGCGGAGGTCAGGCCGAACTTGTTCGCCAGGTTCTCGGGCAGCACCTGTGTCGGGCCGCCGGGCAGATAGTGGGCGACGCCGGACACGCCGCCTTCCTTCTTGATCCCACCGAACAGTTGCGGCCGATTGATGCCGATGGCCGACTCGGCTGAAACGTCGCCGCTCCAGGCCAGCTTCTCGCCGACGTAGATGGCCAGCAGTTTGTCGATCGGACCGGCGCAGATGCCGTAATGCAAGGACATCCGGTAGTCCGTGACGTCCATCTTGCCGGACTTGGACTTACCTCCCACGGGCGTCTTCCCGTGCCAGCTTCAGGTCGACGACGCGCTGCCACAGGGCGTCGTCGATACCCCGCAGCTCACCGACCTTGATCCCGTTGTCGAGGAAGTCTCGAAAATCGAGGTCGTGCGCCTCGAACCAGCGGCGAACGCCGGATGGGCAGTGGCCCGCCAGCTTCGCGTCGTCGTAGTGGACGATCATGTCGTCAGGCGCGTCCACCATCAGACCTTCACCTGGTATTGGTTCTGACTCTTCTCGCCGGACCACAGGCAGTTCGGGCTTCGGATCGTCAGCTCGCCGAACGGCACCGGGATTTCACGTCCCGCCTCGGCGGTCGGGTCGTCCATGTCCTTGGCCGCCTCGGGCCGCGCCTGCTTCGGCTTCGGCATCAGCAGATAGGCGACGACGTTGAGAGCCAGCCCGACGAGGAAGGGGATGAACCATGCAACCATCGCATGGTCGTATCACTATTTAGTTGACACGGGTAGTTGGTGACAGTTAGTCAACGATCAGTTGAGCACGCGACACTCGATCGGGATCAGCCCATGTCCACCGACACTACCCAATCTATCTCAGATCTCCTGGCCAGCGAGGCTGTGCGCCCTGACCGGCCGGGTAGCAAGCGGCTTGTGCCGGTGGGCGTCCCCGCGTCCGGCTCGGATGGGCTGGAGACGGAAGCCGGGGCGGTAGAAGTCACCATTTTCTGTCCGACCTGTTCGACGCCCCATGTCGATGAAGGCGAATGGGCCACGCGCCGCCATAAGACGCACCAGTGTCAGTCGTGCGGCCATGAATGGCGGCCGTTCCCCTTCGCGACGGTCGGGGTCGCCCACCCCACCCCTGCCGATCCGGAAGCCGGGGCGGTGGCGTGGGACTGGCGGTATGTCGAGTTCGACGGCACCCGAACCAAGCACCTGACCCGCTACGATCCACGCGACTCGTCGAAGCACGATCAGTCGTGGGTTGCTGACGTTCAGCCCCTCTACGCCCACCCCACCCCTGCCGCGGTGGAGGCTTTGAAGCCTCTGGTCAGGATCGCCGACGCCTACGACAACAACGCCCTTGACGCTGAGGCACGCAAGACCTGGGGACCGCAAGGTGAGCACACCAACACCACGCCTCCCGAGGAAATCGAGCTTTACACCGGGCGCGGAGGGAAGCGTCTGCTCACCCTCGCCGACTGTTTGGCGGCCCGAGAAGCCTTCGCCCTCCTGAGCGGGGAGGACGCGTGATGGGCGGCATAACCGTTCCCAGCGGCTATCGCGGGGGCATGTTCTTCGACTTCCGTATCGTCGATGGACAGCCAGGTGCGGCATTCCAGGTCAAGACCAAGAGCGGCGAGGCCACCGGTCAATAGTACTGGTTCACAAATCCGACAGGATTCTTCTTGGGAATCCACGGCTGGCCGCCGAAGTTGTGGATGTTGGCGAACACATTGCATCCGCTCATCAGGTGATTGCAGCCCAGGCTAAGTTTCACGGTCTGCCCAAACGCCAGGCCTGAAACACGGCCCGATACAGTGATCCTGCGATCGGCTGCATTCACGCGCAGGATCGTGCGCAGTTCCGTGACGTCATCGACCGTCCACTCGGCCAGGCCGCCCACGAACTTGGCCGAGTCGAACGACCCGTTCCAGCCGTTCGGCAGGTCGATGGTGGCGCCGGATGCCGAGGTCACCAGGGCGGTGACGGTGAAGGCGGTTCTATCGACCCCACATTGCGGGCCGTACAGCGCGTGCGGGCAGCCGTACTGATACCGACGCCGCAGCCCTGGGCGTCGCATTGAAGTCGACACGGGCTCGCACACTACCGACGCCTCGGTCTTTTCGCGCGGGCAACTGAGCACCCTCCCCGTCCACACGGCCAGGAACTGGTTCTCCGGATCTTCGTGGTGCCCCTGGAAGATGGTGAGGTTGACGATGTCAGAAGGCGGGTGGACCCGGAACAGCTCCACAACGTCGGTGTTGTGCGGCATGTTGAGCGTCAGTGTCGACTTGTCCAGCGTACCCGAGCTGCTGAGGCTTCCGCGCCTGATAGGAACCGGCAGGTAGTCGACACCGCCGAATGTGATCGGCTGTTCCGCGTCCGTATAGGCGAAGATCTTGCTCTGAAAAGTGAACTTGTAGAGCGTATCCGGTGCGCCGCGGCTCCGACTCGTCTCGAAGGCCTCGAAGCTCATGCGGTGATCTCCGGGTAGTCCACATTGATCAGGATGTTCAGTCGATCCAGGATGTCGGTGGACCCCTGCCCCCAGACCTCCAGGATGAACTGGGCCGCGCCGTCGTAGGCCGGGATTGGCGCCTCGGCCGGCAGATGTTTAAGCGTTCGCATCGCCAACGACGTCTGGGCGACCTCACTGGTCAGCCATTCCAAGGTGAGCTGGTCGGAGGCGAAACGGACGACCGGCAACCAGGACACCATCGCGATGTCCGCGACCGGGATGTCGCTCAACCACGGCTGGGTGAAGCTGATCTCCGAGTCGTCATCCACGTTCTGGATGCTGGAGACGGTTCGGAAGATCCGGCGGCCGTCGCGCAGCAACAGCGCCACCGACCGGTAGACGAGGTCGTCAGCATAGGCCTCGAACACCCCCCTCCCCTCGATCCGGATGGTGCTCTCGCCGGCCACCAGGTCGAACTTCGGCGGCAGATCGTTCAGCCACGTCGGCATCAGGAACTCGCCGGCCTGACCTCGACGCCGTGCGAAGAACTGCTGGAGCCCCGCGGCCGCCTCAGCGTCCTGCGCCACGAACGCGGCACGCCGAATGGCGGCGCCAAACTCCAGCGGATTGAAGGTGGCGACGCGCCCGAAACCATAGTCGATTTGCTCGACGGGCCAGATGAACTCGTCGCTCACCGGCTCGCCCCAGTTTGGTCGAGACGCCAGCACTTCGCGGCCGTCGTGGATATAGACTGTCGGACTGGCCGCGTCCTCGGTTTCGCTGCCCGGATCTGCGGTGAAGCTCAGGTTTAGCTCGGACACCCCGCTGGATGGATTTCGAGCCGTGATATTGCCGAGCAGTCGACCGGGCAGCGCCGGGCGCATCGGCGCGCCGGGCGTCACAGCATCGTCCAGCGCCGCGTCCAGCGTCACGATCATAGAGACGGGGTTGATCGCGAGGACCACCGCCAGCGTCTCGACGCCGATTACGACGCCCTGGTCGACCTTCAGCCAGGCGGGAATGGCATCTACCTGGATCTGGTTCGACCCTGCCGACGCCCCGTTCGGGCAGACCACTTTGCGCACGGGGTCCGCAAGCAGCCACGACTGGCTTTGTGACTTGGTCAGCAACTGGTGGAAGACACGCATCTCAGGCTGATCGAGGATCACGCCGTAAGCGATATGCCGGCGCGGCGTCTTGCGCAGGGCGCGGCGCTGCTCCTGACCGCTGCGCGACTCGATGATGTCGGTGCGATATTCCAGATCGACATCGACCGGTCGGCGCCAGTTGGGTGCGAACGGCCACAGCCGTGCATCGACGTCTACCACGGGGAACCTTCAGGGGGTGCGGTGATGCTGAAGACCATGCCGGTTGTCGTATCACTATTTGGTTGACAGCGAAAGCGACCGCCCTTAGATCAACATTCAGTTGAAACAACGTCACACTGTGTGGCGAGACCAAGGACTGGGACTATGAGCAAAGATGTGATGATCGAACTGAAGTTCGGCGGCGGCACGGAGTCGGCAGCGACGTCTGCCCGTCAGTCGGGCAAGACCTTCGAGCAGAAGCTGGGCGACACTATCCTGAACAACGGCGTGTACGGGAAAATGTTCGCACGTCCGCGCATTCACTACCTCCCGACCTTCGACTTCGGCGAACCCTGGTCGTCGGCGCGCTTCGCATCACCCGTTATCCCGATGTTCGTCGAACCCGAACGCCCGGCGCCGACCCCCGAACCGCAGCCGCAACCCGATACGCCGGCCGTTGCCGTGCTCCGTAAACTGCTGACCGACCGCCAGGGCTCGGTGGGGCGTTACGAGGGCGACATCAAAGACAGCCAGTATGAGATCGCGGATCTGGAGCAGCAACTGACCGACGCACGCGCTGAACTGGAGCACCAGAAGACCTGCGCCGCCGCGGCCCAGGCTGAGGTCGACTCGATCAAGGCGGACATCGTGAAGCTGGGCGGCGTCGTCGAAGACGAAGCCTGACCGACCGCGGGCGGGGCTTAGGCTCCGCCCCTTCTTCCACCGCCTGTCAGAGAGACGAGGTTGCGATGAGCATTATGTATGCGAGCGGCGAAGCGTCGCGCGTCGGGGATGTGGTGAGGCGGGTTCGCCTTCCGATCAGCGGCGTCCGCGACATCGGTGATGTTGTCACCACGATTGAGCGTTTCGTGCGCCATGCCGCCCGTGGCTCGATTTTCTACGTTGGGCGCGACGGCACTAAGACATGGGCTCCCGCCTCGCACCACGCCCTGATCGCACGCTCCGGAGACCCGGTGACCTTCCAGCCCGGCGACGTGCTTGAAGGGGTCAGGGATGGGCTGAACGGCGCGATCCGCATGGGTGAACATTATGTTCTGGACAATCGCTCCGCACCATCGCCGGCCTTCACCGACAGCCTGGGTCTTCCGCGTAGCGCGCACCCGAGCGCAGAGCTGGTCACGCCCCTTCTCCGATTGGTGCACCGCCCGGAAGCCCCCATCACGACCTACGCCGGCACGGACTTCGCCTACGCCTCGACCCCGCACTGGGGCTTCCAGGCGGTACGTCCCGTCCGCACCATCGCCGACATCGCCCGCGACCTGCGCCCCGTGCGCGCGGATGACGTGAAGCCGGGCGACACGGTGCTGGTGCGCGGTGTGGCGATTGATCTCGGCGGCGGCTCCTGGGGTATTCCCCAAGATATCCGGGCCGAGGACATCGTAGCCCATGATCCGGCGCCCCTACGAGTGGGCGACCGAGTTCTGACGCCCGAATACGAGGCTGACGAGAACACCTCGAAACAGGGCGTCGTTCGGTTCATCGACGATGACGGCAGCGTCCAGGTCCGCATGGACTACGGCGTCGCCCGGACCTTCGCCAAGTGCGAACTATCCCTGGCCTGATCATGACCAACCCTTCCCCCAAGGCCGGCGACCGTCTCTACCAGCGCCAGCGCGTCGGTGCGAACCGGTTCAGCAAGATCCCCGTCGATATCATCCGCATCGACGGGGACGGACAAATCGTCGTCAGCGTGAACGGCGGCCGGGCGAAGCGCTGGGCGCCCGAGGCCGTGGCGAACCTGCGGCGGCAGTGAGCGTCAGCCCACTGCCGCCTGGAAGGCGCCCTTGTTCTCACGAACGAAGGTGAAGAACGCTTTCTCGCCGACCTTGGTGCCCAGCGCCGCCTTCAGCGCCTCTGCCGGGTCGAACACCACCACGTTGCGGATGTTCGTCGCCCCTCCGCCCGCGCCACCGTTGTTGACGTGGCGCGGGTCGTCGGCCGTCAGGACTTCTTCACCGCGCTCCAGCACCGCCGGCATTTCGTTCGGCCGCAGACCGACGACGCCGCCCGTGTGATAGCGCAGAGCGCTGTTGAACCACGACGGATCGACGAGGCGGGGCGTCCCGCCCTCTCCGACCACACCGCCTTCGTGGAACATGCCACCGAACAGCCCAGAGATGAATCCCCCGAAGCCACCGCTTCCGCCGGCCGTGGAACCGCCGATCGCGTTGAAGATGGCCTGCTGGATGATCATCTGGGCGATCTGGCGCAGGAAGTCTGCGGCGAACTGCAAGAAGGCGTCCCGCAGCGACGACAGCACGTTCTGCCCCTGAGCCACGGCCTGGGCGAGACGGTCGAATGCGGAGACTGCGCTTTGGGCGAAGCTCTGGTTGATCTGCTGCCCGGTCATCAGGAACTGACGGCCCAGGTTCTCGGCCGCTGGACGCGACGCCTCCAGCTTCAGCTTGATCGTGTCGATCTGCTGCGCGGTCAGGCCCAAGGCGGCCATCTGCTCAGGCGATCCCGCCATGGCCTCCCAGAAGGCCAGCGCCTTGGTGATCGCCTCATCCAGAGCGGTGTTGACCGTGTCGAGCTGCGCTCGCACCTGGTCGGCCCCGGCCGAGTTGCCCTGCTCCTCGTAAAAGCGGATGCGCTCCATCAAGGCGTCCCGCTGGGCGGAAAGTTCGTCGACCGACGTTTCGGCGCCGTCGCGACGCGCGTTCGCGATGTCGCGGGCCTTCGACAGATCGAAGTAGGCCCCCTCGGTCTGCCGGATCAGTTCGAGCCGCTGCTTGAATCCTGCCGATTCGGTATCGACGCCGGCCTTACCAGCGTCCTGCCTCGCCTTCAGGATGGCGTCGTCGATCGCCTGCTCGCGCTGCTTGGCGATCAACGCCTCGCCGGTCAGGCCCAGTTGATCTCGAAGCTGGTTGGTGTCCTGCTGCCGCGTCTCGATCTGCCGATCCAGCGCCTCGTTGAACTGCTGCTGGCGCTGAAGAAGCTGGTCCAGATCGCGGGCCTGCTGGGTGGCCACCTGGCCGGTCGAGGGCGCGCGCCGAATGCCCAGCACGTCATCCCGGCCGAACGACTGGGTGTTGACGCCATCGCGCTGGTTGCCGCCCAGCACGCGGACATTCCCCCGTTCATCGTAGCCTTGGAAGAAGCCGACATGCCCCTGGGCGGCGTTGTCCCCGCGACGAAGGACGACGATGTCGCCATTCTGCGGGTTGTTCGTCGCATCCTGCCCGTAGTTCAGGAACGAGCGCGCCATCAGCGACCCGGTGCCCGGCAGACCGTTCGTGCCCAGCACCGCGTTGACGAAGGCCGCACACCAGGCGGTCATCTTCGGATCGACGTCGATGCCGTTCTGTCGGAAGAACGACATCAGGTCGCCGCGGTTCGACGTCTCGTTCATCCCCGAGAAGCGCTGAGCCGTCGACACCAGACTCTCACGCCCGTTGTCGGCGATGTCGGCCGACCACTCGCGGCGTTGGCGCTCCTGCTCCTGGCGTTGCTCACGGATCTGGCGGACCGTGTCGCGTTCGACCTTCTCCCGCTCGCGTGCCACCGCCAGGTTGCGTTCCGCCTGAGCGAGCACCTGGTCGCCGGACTCCAGCATCTCCTTCTCGAACGCGAGTTGGCCGGCCTCAGCAACCCGCTGCTCGCCGGTCAGCTTCTCCAGGTTCGCCCGGCGCTCCTCCAGGGCGATCTCGGCCAGGCGTTCGTTCCGGCGGATGGCCGCCGCGCCGCCGTCGCCCAGCGGATCGGTCGCGGCCAGCCGCTTGTTCTGCTCGACCAGCTTCTCGCGCTCGGCGACCAGGCGCTGAATCTCTGCAGTGGCGCCCTTGATCTGGTTGTCCCGGAACCAGTCTGTGGTGTTCGCAGTGGGTGCGTTAAGCCGATCGATCCCCTGCTGAAGGCGCGCGACCTCGCGGTTGATCTCGTCGATGCGGGCGCCGTTGCTCGCAGCGTCTCCGACCCCGCTGACCGCCGCGGCCAACTGATTCAGGGCGTGGATAGCGCCGCGGATCGGGGCGAGGTGGGCCAGGTTGTCGAGGAACGACTGCCACACCGTGTCGACGGACCGCATCGCCTCAGTCCAGGGACCGCGCGCTTTGGCGGCGCCCTCGTCCATGCGACGCGAGTAGATGTCGAAGGCCCGCGCGCGGGCTTCGTGGGCGCGACCTTCCTCGAACAGGGTGCGGATCAGCACCAGTTCATCTTCGGTATAGGCGCCAGTGACGTCCTGGAGCCGCTTGATTGCGTCGTAGCCGCCCGTGAACGCGGCGGCCAGTTGCTTGGCCGCGTCAGGAACATCCACGCCCAGCGCGTCGGCCATGTCGCGGGCCGCCTGGCCGAACTCGATCAACAGGTCCGGGTTGATGCCCTCCTTGACGAAGGTGCGGACGACGCTGATCGCCTCCTTGGCCGACAGGCCATAGCGATCCAGCGCCTCGGCGACCTCGGCCAACTCGGTAGCCTGGTAGGCGGCGGCCGTCCCACTCGCCGTCAGCGCGCCCTCGAACTCGCGCAGCCGGGCGGCCTGGTCCGCAGCCTCCCTGATGCCCAGCACCAGGGCGCCGACCGCCGCGACGGTGGCCAGAATCACGGGGTTCGAGAAGGCCGCGATGATGGCCGCGCCGGCACGCGGGAAGATCTGGATGATCTGGCCGCCTTGCTGCGCCAGTGTCTGGGCCAACGACGTGCCCGACGCGAGTTGCGTCACGACGTCGTTGATCTGATAGCCCAGGTTCGTGACGGCATACGGCGTGAGGCCGAACAGCGCCGGCTTGCCGTTGTTGATCGCCTCACCGGCCTGCTTGGCGTTGTTTTTCAGAAGGCTGACGGCGGCGTCGTACTCGCGCGCCGAGATGCGCCCGGCCTTGAACAGTCGTTCCGCCTCGATGAGTTCCTGATTCAACCGGTCCTGGATGGCGGCCATCGGATTGATGGACGACCGCAGGCGATCGGTGGCGTCGGCCATCTGGCGCTCGGCCGCCGCGGTCTCCTTGAGTTGACCTTCCAGCGCCTGGGCGGCGCGGCGATCCTCCTCCATGAACACAGCCGCGGAATCGCGAGCCGACTTTCCGCTGTTCGCGGAGCCGGGCAGCAAGGTGGCCGCGCGTTTGCGGGCCTCCTCGATTTGCAGCAGTTCGAGCTGCGCCGCCTGTTCGGCCTTCAGTTTGTCGATCAGCGCCTGTTCGGCCTGGATCTGCTGGTTCAGCCCGTCCAGGTCCGTACGATCACGGGTGACCCCCGTCGCTCGCTCGATCGTCGCCAGAACGCGGGCGTTCTTTTCGGCCGCCGCGGTCTGGATCTGGAGGGCGCGGGTCTCCTTTTCGATCTGGACACGCAGGCGCTCCTGCGCCGCCTCAGCGGCCAGCGCCGTCGAACCGATCTGCTGCAGGCTGTTGCGCTGGCCGTCCAGAGCCGCTTCTTGGGCGACGATGCTGGTCCGCAGCTTGTTCTGCTGCCCCTGCAGGCGCTCGTACTGCTCGGTCAGGAACTGAAGCTGGGCGATCCGCCCACTTTGGTCTCGGCCGGCATCCACGATGGCGTCGGCGGATTTCAGCCGGGCGATGGCGGCGGCCGCCGCGCTGGCCTGCCCTTCCAGGGCGGCGAGTTGCGACTTCGATTCATTGATCGACGCCTGCTGACGTGCGAACGCCGCTGCGGCATTGTCAGCGGAACCGCTGATTTTCGCGTAGGCCTTGTCTAGAGTCAGCGCGAGGGCGGCGAGTTCACCAAGCCGATCGCCCGTCTTGGTGGCCGACGCGCCCACGGCGTTGTTGACGCTCAGCAGGTTCTGAAGGGCCTGAGCCGCCGACTCGAACGCCTTCGCCGCTTCGTCCTTGGCGCGGATTACGAGGCTGACGTCGCGGCGGTTGGTGGCCATTCTAGGTATCTCCGCTCAGTCCCTTGATGATCTTCTTGAAGTGATCGATTGACTTCCGGTTGGCCCCCATGCCGGTCGTCATCGTGGCGGCCTGGATCAGCACGCCGAGGGTCGCCATCTCACCGTTGCGCCGGTCCACCAGCAGCCGGGTCTCGTCGAAGACCCGGCCGATGGGGTAGTTGTCGGCGTTGGGGTGACCGCTGGAGAGAAGCAGGTTCACCTGGCGGCGGATGTCCCACAGCCAGGCTTTCAGGCTTTCTGGTTCAGAGCGGCCGTCGCGCTTTGCGCCATCGCCAGCACGAGGCCGAAGAACTTTCCCGGCGGCATGTCCGAGGAGAAGGTCAGCTTCCCGATCTTCTGCAGGGCGTCCATCTGGAACCCTGCAGGCGAGTCGATCAGCTTCGACACGATCTCGGCGAACCCTTCGATGTCGTCGGTCTTGGCGCCGATGGCCAGGGCGATGATCTCGGCCATGATCAGCGGCGCACCGCTCACCATCGTCACGCCGGCCTGGATCACGTCGGACTCGGCGACGGGTTCTTTGGACTTCACCTTGCCGGCGAACTGATCGAAAAGCGCCGACAGTTGCCCGGAGTGGCGATAGTAAAGCTGCAGCCCGTCGTTCGGCGAGAGGCCGCGGACGGTGATCGGTTCACCGCCCGCGACCTCAACCTTTTCGGTCGGGATGACCAGATTAAACGGTCCCATTGGTCAGCCCTTCCTCGTTACGACGCGGTGAAGGGGCGGCCGTCGATGTAGATCCGCTCCTTGCCCGGAGCCTTCAGGATCTCGACGTTCAGCGGGAGTTGCTGCCACTCGTCCGACTTCAGGGCGAAGTCGCCGTTCGGGGACAGGCGGACAGAGGACATCAGGTAGTCCATCTTGTCGCCTTCGGGGTTGGTCGAGACGTACAGCAGCGCGCCCTTGACCTGGTCGGTGCCCGAGATCACCTGCGTCCGGTTCTTGGCGGCGCGGTCATAGGTGACTTCGATGTCGTCGCCGCTGGCGATGGTGCCGCCCTTGACGATCGTGATCAGGCCCAGTTCGACGTCCACCGTGTAGTCGGTGCCTGCCGCCTTCGTGGTCGACGCGACCTTGACGACGACGTTCGACAGCGACCGCACGCCGGTCGGGTTCTCCGTGGTGCGGCCGATCTGATACATCAGGCCCGGCTTCACGTCGGCGATGGTTTCGACAGTGCCGGTCGCCGAGGTCTGCGAGAGCACCGACGTCGAACCGAAGAAGAACAGCGCCAGATTTTCCAGGTTGATGTCGTCGCAGACCAGCGAGCCGGTCGACGTCGTCTCCAGGACGATCGACTTGTCCTTCTCGCGGATACCTTCGTCCGAGGAGAAGTGATCGAGCGTTTCGTTCTCGATCGTCAGGTTGAACTCGGGCGTGTTGCCCAGGTAGCGGAACCCTTCCGGGTTAAAGCCGTCGCCGCCGGGGGCAAAGAGCGAGAAATAGACCTTCCCGCGGCCGAGGGTTTGATTGCCCATGAGGATCACTCCGTTGTGGTTGGTTCACCAATATAGTGAAACCGGGTTCAAAGAAAGATGGGTGAAGAGTTACGCACTCGCTGCTGAAGCATCGTCAACAATGCGTAGAGTAGTGCTCAGCCAGAAATACGCCCTGGCTGAGACATCATCCGCCGGCCGGACCACACCCGCACCGAACGAAAGCTTGGTGATCCTGTTCTTCCCAAGGCCTAAACCTAGCGGATCAGCTTCAGTCGGATCGGTCGGCAGCTTGCGCTTCCGCTCCCAGGCCAAGCGCTTCCGCACGTCGGCCAGCAGCAGGTATGCGGGATCGGTCGGGTTCAGCGGATCGTCATCGACGAACCCCTGAATCATGATCGGCCAGTCATACTCGGCCACGGGGGTGTCGGCCGGCGGTTCGGCGACCTCATCCGCTGGATGCACGCCTTCCAGAATGCTGATCATCGGGATCGGATCGTCGTCGCCGAACCAGGCCCGGCCGCGATAAACCCGCGCCGTGAGGGCGCCGTTGTCGTTGAAGTCGGCCATGTCGGTGACGTAGCCGTTGGCCGGCGTGATCTGCTTCAGCGAGTCGGTCAGCGCCCGCAAAACCCGCAGCTTGAACGGCAGCAAGTCGGGATAGATGGTCATCGATCCAGTTCCATGAGGCGCAGGAACTCCTGCTCCAGATAGTCGGCGGCGCCCGGCGCTTCGTCGTCTGCGACGGTCCTGAACACCTGCGATACGGACGGGCCGTAGAGCAGCCACAGGCCGTTGCTCATCTGGACCATCTTCTTCTTGTTCTCAGGGCGCTCTCCCGGCTTCAGGCGCATCGCCAGGCCGAGGTTCGACTTCGTGTCGACGTCGCCGCTGCCGGCGCGCAACCGGATCAGGAAGGCTCGGCGCATGAACTTGGCGAACCCCGGCGCCACCTCGACACGGACGCCCGTGCGTCGGCCGACCGTGCCGCTCGTGACGAACCGGGCCAGACTGGTGGCGCGGAATCGCCCCGTGATTTCGCCTTCCAGGTTGTCCTGTGTCGCCTTGCGCGTGATCGCCAGGCGGCCGTCCTGCCCGGACAGGTAGCGCGCCGGAAAGTTCACCTGCTCGCGCATGGTGCGCGCCGAGCTGGCGCGGGTCCGCGTGACCGTCTTGTTGATCGCCTGCAGGGCGGCCCGCTTCACGTCGTTCGGGATCTCGTCGAGAGTCCTCAGCGCCGAGAGGCCGTCCACCGCGACGACGTAGGCCTCGTTCATTCGGGCACCGGATACGTCACCGCGTCCTCGGCCGAGAGTCGCGTCACGCGCGCCGTCTGGAAGCCGAAGTCCGCGGGATAGAGGTGGTCAATGCGATAGGCTTCGCCGGCTTCGACCGACACCACACCATGGCGGCGCGGCTTGGCGGACGGCGGGAAATCTGAAAGGTCGAACCGTAGACGGTCCTCGGGCTCGGCGCGCTCAGCGCCATGCAGGCCCGGCAAGTCGCCGATCATCTGGTTGTCGGACTTCGGCCAGACACGGGCAGCGCACGGCACGCCCGGTCGCGTCGTCGGCAAGACGAAGTAAAGCGCGGGGACTGCAGCCTCTCGGTGCAGGTCCCCGCGCGCACGCCGCCTGTTTTCACGCAAGCGGCTCACAGATCAGCCCAGCGGATCGGCGGCGACGGCCTGGGCCACGGCCACGGCCAGTTCCGCCTCGGTGGGTTCGCGCAGGGCGCCCAGGGCGAACAGATCCGCTCGTTCCGTGTCGGTAAGAACACCTGCCGGGATGATGGTGCCGGCCAGAGCGACAGTCGCCTTGCCGTAGGTGATCTTGTTGACCGCGACGGCGGCGCCGTTCTCGGCGGCGGGCGGTTGCGGTTTTGCGCCCTTCTTGTCGACCTT